AATAAAACGACTACAAGACGAAGGTAAACAGTTGATGGATATTAATAAAGATATTAAAATCACATCCATTACTAGCATTCCTCCAGTTCAGAAAGCAATTAATATTTTAACTAAAGACACTATGGATGCCAAAGCGTATGGAGGAAGAATAGCAAATGATTATAACATCCCATACAGTGAAAGAGCCGAAGCTAATAGAATAGCACAGGCAAAGGCTGATAATTTAATATTAATAAGTCAACATCTATCTGATCCAAATTTTATTAAACAATACAATGAAAAGTTAGCAACTGATCCAGCCACAGTATTTGAGGGTGATGACACCTTACACTTTATTAATGCAATTGCAGGCGGTGATATAAAATTAAAATTTGATGAAAATGGGAATATATTAGTAGCTTATCCAGATCAAAATCAAAAACCAGATGATCCTGTAGAATGGAAAGATTTTGCTGATTTAGCTGCAAGGCTAGGTCAAGGATTTGAAAAAGATAAAACCGCAGAAATAGAAGATCTAGCTAAACAACAGGCCTCTAATCTATATTCAAAATTTGAAGAAAATAAAACAGGAAATGTAAAAATATCTGGAACTAAATTCTTAAAAGATGAAGCGTCAGCAAGTTTCGAAAATACTTTTGGAGGTTATGATATAAATAACAAAGATTCTAATCTTAGACAGTTTTCATATTCAGTGCTAGGTAAAAAATTTATCAATAGTCAAGAAGATTATGATAAAGTAAAACAAGCTTGGGTTGATAAATTGGAATCTTATACTCCAAAAGAAAGTTCATATATAGTAGAAAAATCTCCGGCGGAACTTAGAAATCTAGAATTAAGAAATAGGGCTCTTGAAAAAGAAATAAATAAACCTGATCCACAACCTGCATCTGCATCGAGTAAAGTAAGTGTAACACAAGCAGGTGGAATTGTCCAAATTGATGGGGCAGGAAAAGGACGCCTTCTTGAAGGCGGAACATTATTTAATTTAAATAATAAAGAGTATATTGCAGGATATAAAGTTAAGAACTCAAATAATAATGGGTATCATACAGAATATTCAGTATTAGGGCGAGACGAACAAGGACGTCTTTCATTTAAAGAGAAAACAACTAGAGGAGATGTTGCAATAAGATTGTCTGGGTATAAAATTGATCCAATAATGGTTGAAAATGTTATTTTATCTGGGGCTCCTGCAAAAATTAATCCTTGGAAAGCTGTTACATCTAAAAATTTAAAATCATTCAATCAGGCAAAAGAAGATAATGACTCAGAAAGCGATCTATTAATAGTAAGACCTGTAAAATAAAATATAATGAACGAAGAATTATTAGCCATCTACAATCAATATAAATCAGTAAATCCAAATGTTACTGAAGAAATGTTCAATGAAACTTATGATAGTTTTGGGCAAAAGTATATTGACATCATTCAAGAGGAAATAAAAAAAAAAGTAGAGCCGGCAAATACCGATCAGCCCATAATCCCCGACGTAGTAACAGAACAATTATCAGGAAACCCAACGAATCAAGTAGATCCAAGATTCGAACAAACGGTGACACAGCCAATATTACCAACAGAAAATTCTATGGAATCGGGTTCTATATTGGTTCAACCTTCATCGGAATCGGGTTCTATATCACAAGATAATGGCCCTGAATTAAATTTAGATGCTACCAGCACGCCAATATTAAAACCCGTTCAAATAGCTCCTGTATTTTCAGGAAATATAATTAAAGACTTAAACACGCCAATAACTCCAGGTATTAATATTGGTGGAAATACTGCTTTAGAATTTTTAGCGGGAAAGGATAATGCCCCAACAGAAAATCCCAAAGTTGAATTTAAACCATTAACACAAGAAGAGCTTGATTTAGAAACAAAAAACAAATCTGTAGAAGATGCTAAAACAAAAGACTTTGTTAAGGAATACGCTGATAAAGATTATCTAAATAATAAAATCCCATTAGTAGAAAAAGGAATTGAATATACGGCATGGGTAACTTCACCAGAAGAAGTAAAACAAAGTAATGATAATCTATCTGATTTAGAAAAGAGAGGCGATGTAGTTATAAATGGAGTTGATGAAAAAACAGGAAATTATAAATATGAAATTTTAAGCGATTCCTATAAAGATAATTTCAATAATTACATTAATGATCTAAACACGCAAGCCGGCAAAGAAAATATCGATCGTGCTCATTTTAATCAAGGTAATATTGGCAATACTCCACAGGCTCCTGAAAGCGTTCAGTATTTAAATGATTTACAGAAAGAATATGGAGTGTTATTTACAGAGGATCAAATTCAACAGTTGGGAACGCCTGAAACTAGAAATCAATTAGAAATAAATCTAGAAACTGAAAAAAGGCTAAAAGAAAATCCTAATCTTGATTATAACACTGTTTTGCAACAAGTAACATCTGAAAAGCAAGGATTAACAGACCCTCAAAAATTAGCTATAGGTAATAGCTATGTTAGAGATATGTTTTTGGGAACTCCAGATAATTTTTTAGATGATGAAAAAGATGAATATAGATTCTATCAACAATATTTCAACAATCCAGAAAATATTGCAGAGTTTGGAGATTTCATGAATGACACTGGCAAAGCAATGTTTGATTCCTCATGGATTAAAAGCAACCAAACAAAAAAAGAACAAGGTCGCAGAAAAGAATTATTTGAAACTTTTCTAAACTGGAAAGGTAGAAATGACCGATTAGATTTAGAAATAAATCAAAGAAGTTTTGAGGATGCTGATGCAAAAGCAAAAAAGTATAGAGAAGAAAATAATGTAGACGCTTATCAAACCGAGGTTGATAAAATGAATAATGCTCTGACAAATTATAATTTAGCTAGTGATAAATTAACTGCTAGAAATCAAGAATATAATTCAATACAAAATAACTTCTCAAAAACTTTAAAAATCCAAAAAGAGAAAGATGATTTTCAATTACGAGTACAAAATGGTGATACTTCGGCAAACATCCAAAATGTTTTAGGTAATGTTTTACTTGGAGCAGAAACGTCAATTCAAAATGCTGCAACAGGGATATTAAGAATTGGAGCTACACCATTTGGAAAAGGAAATGTAAATGATGCTATTGATATTTTATCAGAACCTATATCAGTAGGAAATGTTGATATTGCCAGAATCTCAGATAGAGTAATAAACTATAAAGCCGGAAATTCAAATTATAAAGAAGTAAATGGAAATTTATATGGAGTAAATAAAGACGGAACTTTATTCAGACCTACTAATGTAGATAAGTCAAAATTAGAAAAGACTAGCGAAGATACAGAATACAATATTTCTGGATTAGCTTTTGTAACATCTAAAATGTTAGCAGACATTTTGGTTACAGAAAGAACAGGCGGAGCCATTTCTAATACAGCATCAAAATTATCTACAGCTCTAGCTAATTCAAAAAAAATAGCATCTGTATTTGGTGAAGGAAGCCAACTATCAAAATTAGCATCAAGTTATGCTCGCCTTTCTCAATCTCCCACTAGTGCAATGGTAAACGGATGGACTGTTCAGATGTACAACGATAACTATATGGCTGCTAAAAATGGAGGAATTGAATCTGAGTTAAACCGAAATTTATATGCATTATCAACATCTTATTTACTTGCCGTAATCCAAAAGATAAATCCAGATACTAACTTCTTAAAAACTATAAATTCAGAACAGAAAGCTATTGTATCTGCATTAATGGAGAATAATACTCAAAAGGCATTATTAGGAATTCAATCATTTACAAAAAAAGCTTTAGAAAATTCAGGAAAAGAACTTATAGAAGAAAATGTTCAACAATTAACACAGGATTTTAGTAATGTTATAGTAAATACTTTAGGGGATAAAAAATTACAAGTTTCAGATGTTCAAGATTATAAAGATGTTTTTGTAGGCACTGTTGTGCCATCAATTATAGCTTCTGGATTAGGAGGGAGAGTAAATCAGGCAGAAGTAGGAGGAAGAAAAATAGACTTAACAAATCTTACTCGAAATGAATTAGTAACAGAATTAGCACGTACAAATGAAGGTGTTAATATGTTACAAAACTTTAGAGATAATGCATTTTTTGATTCACAGGAAAACGAAGCAGATAAGATACTTGCCGAGGTAAAAGAAAGACAAAAGTATATTAAAAAGATTCCTGATGTTGAAAATTATTCAACTCAAACTATTAATCAAGTAATCCCAATATTACAAGAAATAGATAGAAAAAAGAAATCAGAAACGACAGATGATGGAGTTTTTAAAGGTCGTATTCAGCAAGAAGTTGAAACACTTTCTACAGAAGTAAATTCACTATTAGATAATGATCAAAATAATGAACAAACAGCACAATCCGCATCGCAACCAGAAACAATACAAGAGCAAGCCTCAACTACAGAGAGTCAATCCCAACAAACTGAGACATCAACAACTTCCGAAAATAGAATAGCTACTCAGGAACAAGATTTAAATAGTATTACAAAATTAAATTGGTTCAATCGTAATTTTTTAAAAGGTAGACCAAACTTTGAATATAGTTTAAATGGCGAAAAATTTGTGGCTGAAACAGAAAAAGAAGCACAAGATGATATTAATAATTTTTATAATCAACAAAATGAGAGCCAACAAAATAATTCGAACATCCCCGAACAAACCATTACAGAAGCACCTATTGAATTTAGGAATCAAGCCAATGACACCACTCAGAACATTCAGCCAGCCGAAAGTCAAAGCAATAAAACTACCCAAAGTGTTCAGATAGATGAATCAATTTTCAATGATAATGTAGATTTAAATCCAGAGCAAGAGCAATTAGCATCTACACAATTATCAGATGCAGTTTCATTATTTGAATCATTTAATAATCGTTCTGAAGCTAATCCTGTTTCTGAAAATGTACCTATTCAAAATTCAAGAGTAAGTACGAATGGTAAATATAATGTTGTAGAAAAAACTTCACCAGATGGGAGTAATAGTTTTGAACTTTTAGATATAAATGATAATCCTGTAAATCTTACAAATAAACAAAAAGATGTATATGTTGCAGAATATATTAATTCAAAAGAATATCCTGAAACCGAACTCAACTTACAAGAAGGAATGCAACCTGACGAAGTTGTTAAAGAAACTATTGACAAAACACAGAATCCAAAAGAATTAGCAGAAGTAATCATTTCTACACCACAATTTGATTCACAAGCTATAGTAGGATCTAAAGATTGGGCTATAGCACAAGTGATTGGAGGTAATAATGTAAGTAGAGAAAGTTTTATTCAAAATGATGATGCCAATAATATTACGAATGCTATTGGTAGAACTTATTTTGGTAAAAATAAATCAGGAAAGTCATTAGATAATATAGCTCAGGAGGTATCTGAACAACTATCAGGTGACTACAGTGGAGAATCAGTTACGCCACAAGATATTGTTGATTTTATAAAAAAATATCCTAATGATCCTTCTAAAGCAGAAAGACCCAACAATCCATTATATGATGAAGCAGTATCTAAATTTATTGCCTTAACAGGTCAAAATCCCACAAAGAATCTTTTAGATAAATTAATTCCTTCTCGAGGCATTGAATCTACAACATTAAACTTAAAGTCTGCAGAATCCGAATATAATACTTTAACTGCCGAACAACAAAACCAATTAGCACAAGAATATGATAGTTGGTTTAATAATTTATCTCCCGAACAAAAAGAGGAAGAATTAAATAAAACATATCCCGATTATGAACAAAGCAACCCAACAAATAATATCCAATCTGAAAACCAATCCACACTTAACACAGAAGGAGAAAGGAATCAGAATGTTAGCAATCAAGAAACAATTCCCCAACAACAAAGATCAGATCAATCTTTCATCCCAATAAGTGAAGAATCCTTTAATTCATTAATTGAACAGCTTAAAAAACCTTTTAAAAATGCATTTAAAAACTTAAATGTAACAACAAATTTAGAAGAGGCTACTCAACGAGCAAATGAATTAGGCGAAAATACTACGGATTTAGAATTTAAAAATAATGATAACATCTATGGCTTTAAATTATCAGATGGAACAATATATATTAATCCAGAAAATTTAAATGCAAATACGCCAATACATGAGTTTTCTCACCTTTGGGAACAGCTAATGCCCAATGCCTGGAGAACAGGATTAGCTATTTTTAAAGATACAGTTACCGGTAAAAGAATTTTCAATCAATTAAAAACAGAAGGTAATTATTCTACCTTAACCGATGATCAAATTTGGAGTGAAGCTCTAAATACTCATATTGGAAACTATGGGGAGTGGAAAAATAATAATCCTAAAGGTAAAATGAAAGAATTTACTGATTGGGTTAAAAAAGTATTTGCAAGAATTGGAAATTATTTTGGAATTAAAACTAATCCGGAAACTTCATTACAGAATTTTACAGAAGGAGTTATTGGAGATTTATTAAGTGGAATAGAACTAGAAACTGAATCGAATAATATTTCTATTGATCCTAAATATTCTCTAGCAAACAAATCAGATTTTGATAACAAAGGGAATATTAAACAATCAGTTATTGATTCTATAAATCTAGAAAGAGAAAAAATAAAGATAAATTCGATTGAGAATAATACTTATTTAAAAGCTCCTAATGGGGAGGATACAAATTTAAATGAAAATCAATGGATAGATGTTCGGACTGAAAGGTTTAAAAAATGGTTTGGTGATTGGGAAAACGACCCTAAAAATGCGAGTAAAATTATTGATGAAAATGGCGAGCCTTTAGTAGTATATCATGCTTCAAAAGCTAAATTTGATGAATTTAGAAAAGATAAAATATCTGAATCAGAAAAATGGGGTGGCAATAAAGGAATTATTAATAAGTTAAGATTTTTACTTCAAAAACCGTCAAGCTTTGGATTCTTTTTTACTAAAGATCTATCTTATATAAATTCAAATAACAGTAATACATATTCTGTTTTTCTCAATATTAACAACCCATTAATTGCTGAATCAAATGAAGAATCTAAATTTTGGTCTAGTGTAAAAAATAATTCTTATGATGGTGCAATATGGAATAATAAACTTGAAATAATAGCTTATGAAGCTAATCAAATAAAATCGGCTTTAGATAATATAGGAACATTTTCTTTAAATAATAATAAAATCCAATTCTCAAAAGGGAGCGAAATAAATAAAGAAGTTATTCCAAAAACAACATTCGCTAAAATAGTAAATACTACTAGTGCTGATGGGAAGCAGGCTGGATTTGAAGAACTTACAAATTCATCATGGTTTAATAATTTAAGTGAAGCATCTAAATCAGGAGTCACAGTTGATAACTTTCATAACTTAATGTTAGATCAAGCTAGATTGATTCAAGAAAATGATTCTATTCGTAGAAATAATATTAAAGATCAAGCCAAACAACAAGTATCAAAAGTAAAACAAGATGCAAAAGAAAAAATAGCATCTATAATTGATAAATATAAAACAAAAATATCTGAAATTAAATCTGACAGTAATAAATCATCAAGAGATAAATCCCTTGAGCAAAAACGTGCTTTGCGAACTGCAGTAAAAGATATTAAGTCTCATTTAGCTAGCAATATGTATATTGGAAGAATTACTCCTACTGAAACAAATAGGCTAATTAGAAAAGCTTCTGAAATAGGAATGCGAAAAGATATATCTGTAGCAGTTAATGAATTCACAAAACTGTATGATGATATTCGAGCTAAAGCCGAAAGCAGAGTTAAACAGAAAGAATTTACTTTAGATGAATATAATGAATTGAAGCCTTTAGTGGAATCAATGATTAATAATGGAGATTCTATTAATGATATTAAAGAATCTATTCGTCAACAAAAACTTAATAATAAAAAAGCCGGCGTTTTAAATGAAACTTATGATGCCCAAATACAATATATATATGATTCAATAAATAATGAAAACTTAACTCCTGAACAAGCATATGATCAGATGAAGGCTCAACAAAATAAAGTTGTAGAGTCAATGCAGAATAAAATGACTCGTAGAGAAAAAATAAAATCTGCAACTAGATTATTGATTAAAAATTTTACTGACAGACAATATTTGCCTAAGAAATTATTACAAGAAATTGGTGCAAATAATACTGTTAATAGAATGATTACTATGGCTGGAGCATCATCTAGAGCTAATGAAATATATTCTCAATTAGAGAAAAAAATATTTAAAGGATTAAAACTAAATGAAAAAACAGATTTAAATGCAATGATTGTTGCTAAGCGTATTATTTCTATTGAAAAAAACAGAGCTGAACGCAATTTGCCACCAATCAAACATCCATACTCAAATCCTACTAAAGCATTAGAGGCGATGAAATCTAAATTAGGTGATTCGAAATTTACTGACTTAGAAAATAGATCTAATGAATATTTTAAAGCTTTCAAAGACATACTTGGTGATATGCGAAATAATGGATTAATTAGCCAAGATTCGTATGATAATATGATCGATATTGATTATCAACCAAGAGTTTTTATTGATAGATTATTAAATGCAGAGGGTAATTTAGATGAAGATGGTAATTATCAAAACTTTAGCGGGCAAAATGGAGGTTTGAAATCTGAAATAATGAAAAACCTTAGCCAAGGCAGTGATAGTGCAATTATTGATAATGCAGAATGGCTTTTAAAAACAGCTTTATCAAGTCGATATAAAGCAATGGCAATGAACGAAGTTAATCGAAAATTCATGACCGAAGAATTTTGGAAATCAAAAGATAGATTTGATCAAATAGATCCTCAGAATTTTGCTAATAAATCTGATCGTAAGTTTTATGAATATTTTAAAGAACTTAATAAACAGATAAAAGATAATCCTATAATTGGAACAACAGAATTTGGGAATCCTAAATATCAATATGATTCAACTCCACAAGGATTTAAAAAAGCTTACTATTATGTTGATGGAGTAAGAAATGAATTCTTTTTATCTGAACCTTTACATGAAACATGGCATGACGTAGCCGATCATCCAATATTTAATGATAAAAGTAAAAGAGTAGCAGGATTACTATCTGGATCAGCATTAATTAAAGCTATGGCAACTGGATATAATCCAACTTTTGCATTTACAAATACGCCACGAGACTTTATGCAGACATTAGTTTTTTCTCCGGAATATAGTAATAATCTTTTAATGGGAACTTTTCAGTTAGGCTATGATCAAGTAAAAGCTATAAATAGAATGTTTAAATCTGATTTTCAAGGAAAAGAAGATGCTATATTCCAGAAATACATTGAATATGGTGGAGGAATGGACTTCTTGCATATACAAGGATTATTAGATAGTGAACAAAAAACAAGTAAAGCTATTCAAAAAGTATTAGATAGCAACTTTTTTCAAGTAGCTACTTTAATGAAACTTTCTAAATGGAGTGAGATGATGACAAGAATGGCAATATTTGAAAGATCAATTAAAAATCAATTAAAAGATTTAGGCGTAAAATCATTAGATGATGTAACCACAGAAAACGAAAAAGATGATATTTATTATCAAGCGGTAGCTTCTGCTAGAAGTATTATGGATTTTAATCAAGGGGGATTATATACTAAAGATTTAGACGCTGTGATGCCATATTTAAATGCTGCTACACAGGGAACTAGAGTCGCTATTGATGCATTTAGAAGAAATCCAATAGGAACTTCGACAAGAATGCTTCAAGCTGGAGGGATAATGGCATCAACTGCAATTGGGGTGTCTTATGCTTTATTAGCAATGGCTAGACAAATGGGTGATGACGACGATGATAAAGATAAATCTATTAATGAAATAATTTTAAGTACATATGATGGTTTGAGTCAATATCAAAGAGCAAACTATATAAATATTGTATTACCTTCTAAAGACGATAAAGGAGAAAGACATGTATTTAAAATTGCAAAAACACAATTTGTTGCTCCGTTATCCTATATGATGGAGGAAGGATTGTTAGGAGTAATTAGAAAGATTGAAGGCAAACCTGATAAAGATTTTACTAAGGTTCTAAAAGAAACTAGTTGGGTGGCAAATAAGAACATGACTCCTATAGAGCTAGCAAATCCAGTAGATTTTGCCACGGGTATAATGACAAAAAATCCAGTAGCTAAAGCAGTTTTAACTTATAAAACTGGATATGATTTTTTTAAAGATGAATTTGTAACTTTTGATGTTAAAAAAAGTAATTTTCCAAAAGAACTTGAAGGATACAAAGATCCAAACGTAGAAGATTTTTATAAAGGGATTGGATCAGAGACAGGAAGTTCCCCTGCAAGGATGAAAGCACTTGTTGAAAGTATAGTTACAACTCCTGAAACAAATCCATTTGTTACCATGATTTATGGAGGTGCTGATCTTACAAATGCAGTTATCCAAGGTAATTCAAAAGCAGAAGTAGCTCAAGAAGTAAAAGAAAATATTGCCAAAGTATTTACAAAAAGATTAATTGGGCAAGCTAGTGATTTCAATAGAATGAGACGAGAAAGAGAAGATGTTGAAAGAGAAGTAAATAAAGCTATACTAATTGATGAAAAATTGAAAATCGAAACAGATATGTTAGCTAAAAAATATTCTGCTGGAACTGTTAATGAAAAGGATATTGCTAATAAATTTAGTGAGATGAAAATTCAAGGCAAAGAATTAGAAAAAGCCTATAAACGATTGAATGATAAAGTTTCAAGTACAGCTTCTGATACTAGAATATATGATATTAAATATTCAACTTCTAATTCAAATGTTGCCAAAGCAATATTAATTAAAAAATACTTTCCACAAGTATATGAAAATTCGACTGAGGGACAGGCTATACGAGATGAATTAAAATCATTTAAAATTTTCTCTAAAGATATTCAATTAGAATTAAATGAATTAGCTAAAGAGAATAAGTAAAATATAAAACCCCACCTTAATCAGTGGGGATATTTTTTAATCTTTCAAGATTTGTTATAAGCTTTAACCTATTTTTAAAACTTCCGTTAAAAGTATATTTTAAAGAATTTTCACGTAGCATAATCATAGATTGTATAGTTTCACATTTAAATCCATTAATTATTGTAAATTCAGGTTGAACATCATCAATGAAAATATCTATTAAAACATTATCTAAAGGGATAAAAGCTCTATTTCCAGAAAGACCATAAAATGAATCGTCAAATCCTTTAAATACATATCCAAATTCTTTTAATGGTTCAATGTTATTTATAGAAATATCAATATCATTCAAATTATCTTTAATGCCTTGAATGTATTCTGAGGTCCCACCAACAAAAACTACTTCATTTATTTTAGATAATTTTTCTAATATTTCTAATTTATTTAAACCTGTTATCACTGACCATATATTGCTAATGTAAAATTTTGCCAATCATTCAGCCCATTCAAACTAAATGCAAATAGATACATTGCCGGTGTTAAAACCGCAGGGTTTCCCCAAGGATATGAACTAGGTGGATTTTCACCAGCAGCCGCCACTGATCCTGTTAGCATTGTAGTAATTGGTAATATTTCACTTGTATTTAACATCCCCCCATTTTGTTTTGTCAGTCCAATTTGAGAAGTTCCACCATCAATTAGCATTTTATAAAATCCAACATTTGCTCCAAGATATATTGATTCTGATAATGCAAAATCTTTTGTTCCTACACACCAAACATCATAATTAGTAGGACCATCACCATTTCCAGTACAAGTTTGAGGGATATTTACATTATATAATTCTTGAAGACCTATTCTAACTTCAATCATATTTAATTTAACAGTAGATATTATATTATTTGATGTGGCTCCACAAAATCTTTGAATATTAAATTGAGTTAAATAATTGCCTGAATATTGATCGTCAAAAGAACCTTCAGCATTAAATCGTAATATCCTATCGTCAATTAAATCTCTAACAATAAACATTTGACCAACCACAACATTCGCATATATAGGAGTAGGAGCATATGGATTTGTTAGATAGAATAATCTACCCTTATCGGGTAAAGAAAGAATCTTTATTTTATCATTTTGCCAGGTCGAACAGGAGGTAGTAAAACAATAATCACTAAAAGGATTATTGTCATCATTAAATCCTACGTTATCTCTATTAGATTCATAAGGATATAATCCACTATAATATCTAGTTAAATATATTTCATTAAATCCTTTATTTTTTATAAGTATTTCTCCCATATTAAATTGTTTTCATTATAGTATTGGAAAATTCGTTACAATCACGATTAACAAGTTTCAGTTTAAAGTAAAATATTTCCCATAACTTATCTTTTAAATCTACCGTTGCAGTTGTTTGAGGATAATCATATATTGGAGGGAATAATTCATATACTATATCATCATTTGAAATATAAATTGATATTGTAGTAGTTGGGTCTGAGGAATAATCAACGCCATCATAATCCCAAACAAGATCAAATGATTTGTCAAATACATGGGTAACACTTACTAAAATAGGTGGTGTACAAGTTATTCCCTCAACTCTTATATTTAATATTGGCATGTTAATTTGAAATATTTCCGTTTATATCTTTCGCTTTCCAAGTATTATTAGTTTCATAATAATCATTCTGATCTAAAGCTTCATAAGTTAATAATCCAGCAGCAATATCACTAATCAAAATCCAATCTCCTTCAATATAATTAACACCACTGATTTTATATCCTGTAACAGTTCCATATATTGAGATGGCCGCCAATGCATCACTGTCAAAATCACTATAGTGAGATGTGAAATCAGTTGTTAAGAATGTGTAATCTGATCTGTTTGGAATATCTATAATAATATCATCTGCTACAGGTTTAGAATTATAGTTAACATTAATATCTATTGGACTAGAATCATAATTAAAACTTACTGTTTGATCAGCTTGTGTTGTAGAAACAGTATGAGTCATTGAAAGATTTAAGATTCCTGAGCCAGTTAGGGTTTGATTTGTTAAAGATTTGACCTGAATATACCCGTCCGTCCCTGGTGTTAAATGAGTGTAAAATATTTCATTCACAACTACATTTTGTCCCGTCCCATTACTATAAGTTACATCTACCGGCTTAGTTGCTGTTGTACCCCGTATAAATTCTACAAAAGCAGTTCCAAATTCCAAAAGCTCCTTTTCTGCTACTCTAAATCTTAAAATACCCATATCATTTATTTTTTTTAAACTGAAATACTTCCTGCCGAATCTACAGCCTTCCAAATTGTAGCATCTTCATTATAGTCATTTGTATCAGGAGCATGAAATACTAAGTAATTACTTTCAATTAATGCTCTAGCTATTTGAGTCCCACTTACAAGTGGAGCGCCATTTAATGTATACCTTGATGTATTACCTTCAATAATAACTGCTGCTAATGAATCTCCATCAATATCACTAAAGTGATTTAAAAACACATCAATATCTAAAACTTTATCTTCTCTATTTTCTAAATCAATAATAATATCCGTTGCCACTGGTGGATTATTAATTTGTGGAACAGACACTACTAATGAATATACTGCTGTATTTGAATTTATAGCAATGAGATAATTTGGACTAAGATTAGCCCCTAAATAAATTCCATTATAAAAAACAGGAATATCTATTGTTTGATTAGGACCTATTGAAAAATTTGGAATAGATGCTGTAAAATTACCTCCATCAACAACATCTGTAAATAATTCCATTCCCAAAATATCAAATGGAACACTACAAATATTTGTAATAGATATTGTGGCTTGATTTACATTTTGATAATCAAACCCCTGAATAATCCCATCACTATAATTTTGATTCGGAGTTAACTTAACACAGTCAATAGGTGTTAGAGTTTTTCCAGAAACAAAGGTTCGTATTTTATTCATTTTTACAGTTTATAATACTCAAAGATATTAATATTACTTAATTTTTTGACTTTGCTAACTGATTAGCAAACCTAATAATTCATTGAGTATAGATTATTTTTGAAGAAATAATTGAAGGCAATGGCATATACCGAAACGGACTATATAAACATGGATGACTATGTTATGATTATTCAAGATGGTTGTATAAAAATAATCAAATTTGAAGATTTTATCAGTGGTATTTCTTTGGGGGGATTTAGTGTTTGCCAAGCTTGGTTAAACTGTGTATGCGGGATAGGATTATTTACAACAGATGATACGCCTCCTGACACACCACCAACAATGCAAGATTTATATGTTAGTTTAGAAAATAGGCAACAAAATAGAGCATTTACATCGGATGAGTTTTTAGATAAATATTATGATGCTGAAGGTGATGAATTTGGTAAAATAATTATTACAGGCGGCGATGTCTCTGGATATACACTAAATGGTAATATTATTCATATAGGAATGGTAATACCCGCTAATCAATTAATGGACTTAGAATATGATTCTAAAAACCAAGATGCTTCATATACGCAGGATTTATTTTTTGAAGCATATGATATTAACAATGTAAAAGCACAAAGTATATAATGACGCTACAAGAGTTTTTAAGTGATGAACAATGTTTCAAATTCCTGAAATGGGTTGAAGTAATACAACAAGAAAACCTTGCTGTAAAAAATGATTCCATGTATATTTTAGAAAAAAATAAAACAACTTGTGAGTTAATTTTTATTGATACAAATGGGAACAAGAGAAAAGTAAGCGGAGGAGGATTATCCTTTGGCTATGTTCCTTTAGCTGGGACTGATCCTTTAATGCCTATAACAGGCGATATAGAGTTTACAACTGAAGAAAATAAAGGGTTGTTTAGTGGAGATGGGAGAATTGAGCTGTCTGATGGCAATATCAAAATAACATCTAGTGATGGAGCTATTATAGACGTTAACCCTACTCAAGTATTAATTAGTCAAGGAGTAGGTGATTCTAGAAAATATATAAATTTAGATAATAGTTTAGATTATATTCCAATACAATCAGATGTAAATGGGGGCGGGATAGTAGGAGTAAATTATTATGGTGATAATTATGAATCAAATTCTTTTATCCAAAAACAGTTTTCAGATGAAAATTATGCAAACAAGCAAGAGATTAATGAGACTTTAGAAAATAAAGCAGACTTAATTGGAGGCAAAGTTCCCGCATTACAGTTGCCGAGTTATGTAGATGATATTTTAGAGTTTACAACTTTTGATGATTTCCCAATTACTGGCGAAGAAAGTAAATTATATATTGCTTTAGATACTAATAAACTATATAGATGGTCAGGTAGTGTATATGTAGATATAACACAGCTAGAGGCAGATAATTTACAAAGTATTACTGCTAGAGGAAATGAAACTAATAATGATATCATAACTACAGGAAGCATTAACACAGGAGGCTTAATATTAAAAAGCCCTTCAACTGGAAGCTCAATAGTTTTAAATGTAAATAGTATAAGTAATAATATTTCAATAGATCCTCCAACAGAATCAGGGAAAATTGCTTTAACAAGCGATATAGATGATGAAACATTACAAACTATTACTGAAAGAGGAGGGGAAACAGATAATAATATAATATCAACAGCTGATATTCAGTCGGCAACTTTCAGTATAATAAATAGTGCTGATCCTTTAACAAAAACAATCTTTAAAAGTGATCTTTCTTTTAATGATCAAGAGATTCAAATTCCTGATACTGGAGGCGCTGGAGGCACTATGGCGCTAACATCCGATTTACCTAATATTGGTATAGCAGGAGAGGTTGGAAGAGTCGGTTTTTTTTCATCTAGTAATTTTATTTATAGTGATCCAGCTTTTCTGTGGGATATTGATAATAAAAGATTTGCTGTAGGAGTCACTAATCCAACAGCTTCAATAGATACTAATACTCTTAGATTAAGAGCTTTACCTAGTGCTGATTCAAGTTATACTACTTCAATAGTAGCAAAGCTGGATGGAACTTTAGGAATTATACCTAGACCAGCAGTTGTTAAAACTCCAGTTCCCGAAGATTTTTATATTGCTGGATACATTGAAAACTCTGCAAACAGTAGTAAAATTATTTATAAAACAGATATTTATAGAGAACTTAATTTAAGAGATTATTTTGATTTTGATGCTATTCCTGGCATAAGTAATACTAATGAAATACTTAGAATTGGAAATACTTTTTATCTAATTATTAACTTTGGTTCTTCAACAGCTAATCAAAATATAATAGCTTTAAGAGATTGTTACTTAGAAGATAATATATTAAAAGTAACTAAAGCTGAAACAGCTTTAACAGGAATAGGTGCTATACATAGTTTTATATATAATGAAACAGATGGTATGTTATATGCAGGAAGTAGAGAGTATTTTGCGGCAATCCAAACATACCCACTTAGAATTGTAAAGATAGATCCTCATACCTTAGCTGTTTTAAAAACAATTACTTTTCCTTATAATGTAATATTTAGAAATTCTACAACAGATATTAAAATATTCAATAATAAATTATATATAACAGCAGGAGCTGGATCAGATTTTAAAGTTTATGAAGTAGACACTAACCTTATAGATTATACTGAGATATATTCAGGAACTTCCGATATAACTGTAACTCATCCAGCCAATACTCCATTTGAAATATATAATGGTAAAATGTATATGACTTGTTACGATGCGACTGTTACAGGAACAGAAGCAACGAATAATTTAAAAATAGTAGAATTTAATCTAATAACTAAAGCTAAGAGAATATCTAGTAAGATATTATTTAGCAATACACTTGTTACGGATGTAAATCTTATAACTCACTGGTTAACAGTATATAATGATAAATTATTATTTAGTATTATAGGTATAGGAGCAACTTATTATTATTCTTCTATAGCAAGAGTTGATATTAAAACTCTACTTAAAGAGGAAGAATTGGTGTTAGATATGCCTGTTACAGATGATCATTCTATTTTAAATGGATATATCTATTTAAATGGCGAATCTTCTACATCTTATTTACTTAGACCAAATTATCCTCATGATAATGCGAAATTACTTAGAATAAATCCTAACAATTTCACAGATAGGACTACCGAAATAGCAGTTTTTAATGGTGGAAAAGGGAGTTATGGTAGTATTAATTATACTGCTAAATCAAAAATTCAATTAGAGGATTTAAGAAATGACCCTCAACAAATAATAACATCAGCTTCAACCTATACTCTGTCTCCGACAAAAAAACTTATCCATGTATATTTTAATGGTACTACAACTACTTTTATTTTGCCATCAATTGCATCATATAATGGTTTAACAATATTATTATATAACGCAGGATCTGGTAGTGCTACAATAACAGCAAATGCAACTGATACAAATAGTATTATTGATGGAAATGCTGGTTCAAATACTTTTGTACTAACAACTTTAACCCCAACGACAATTTTTTCAATTAATAACAAATGGATAATAAAACCTTAATATGAAAAATAATTTTTTACTAATAACTTTAGTTTTAACAAGTCAAATACTTTTTTCTCAGGCATCTAGTAGAATGGCTAATCCTCAGAATGTTCCATTAATAGTAAATAATCCGCCATATCTTGTAGGCGCAGATGATGCACCAAGTGGTTTATGGGTTAAATATTATAAGGATAATATTTATTGGGAAACTTACAATATTAATGGCTTAGCAAGTTATATTCAAGCATTTGTTACTTGGTCCGGATTAATAGGAAAGCCAATTTTTGCCACAGTGTCTACTTCGGGTGATTATAATGATCTTACTAATAAGCCGAGTGTCCCATCACCGCAAGTCAATTCAGACTGGAATAGCATATCAGGAGTTTCACAAATATTAAATAAACCTACTTTAGCTACGGTGGCAACTTCTGGAATTTATTCTGATTTAGTTGGTAAGCCAACTATATATTCATTTTCAGGAATCGGAACTCAATACACTAAAGGAGATGGTTCTTATGCTACATTTCCAACAGTTGTTTCTTCATTTTCAAATGATTCTGGATATACAACTACTAGCATATTAAATTCGGGACTAGCAACAAAAGAAAATATAATTTCCACAGGAACTTTAGCTCAATATTATAGAGGTGATAAAACATTTCAGAATTTAACATCTGCTGTCGTGCCTGAAAATATTAATTTATATTATACTGATGTAAGAGCTAGAGCAAGTGTTTCTGGAGGCACAGGAATATCTTATAATTCAACAACGGGAGTTATTACAAATTCTGCTCCAGATCAAACAGTAAATTTGACAGGCGCTGGCGGAAATACAATAACAGGGACTTATCCTAATTTTACTATAACAGGACCAGCCTTAAAAAGACAAGAAACCTATTCGGGAACTACAAATAGTAGTGGTAATTATACGATTACATTTGGAACTACTTATTTAGTAGCTCCAAATATTCAAGCAAATATTATTGGAGGTACAAATACCAACCTTATCAAAATATCTTCAGTCACTACAACAGGGTTTACTGTAAATGTAGTAAATAGACTAGATGTAATAGGATTATTGCCAACTTATAGTAATGTAAATGGAGCATCAGTTGATGTATTAATAACAGAAAAATAAATAATTTTCAAATAATTTAACATGCAAAAAACAATTAATTTTAATTCTACAAACACTTTGGACTTAATTTCCAATTTAACTTCTAATAAAACAATAGTTATATTGAGTTATATTATGAAGTTAAAAAACTCAACTAATTCTTATGAAAGTGTATCAATGGAATATGCAGATTCTACACCTACTTATTTAACAGGTAGCGCTGTGTCGAATGACAACGTTTTTACTATTTCAGATACTGGAAGTCAAGGATTAGATAAAGATGGTCAAAACGTAATTATTAAAGCATCATCAGGACTAAGTGGAGATCTAACTATGATAATTAATTATGAATTAGTTTAATGCTCATATGCCAAACAAAACAAAAATATTAGATTTCATGACAGCGGGGGTAGTTTTTGCCTCTGCTGTTAATGAACTAATATCATATATCCGATGTAGAAACGAACATTATATCGGAGAAGTAAAAGGAAGCGATTATCTAATTAATGGATACCCACAACATTCAACAATTCAAGGTATATTGTTTGCATCATTTTTGATGTTTCTAATAATGAAATTCAGTGCTTGTATTTATACGCGAATAATTGTTTGGGTGTTTTTTACCTTACAAGTATTTAATGGAGTTGCATTAATATTTAAATTTGGTTTTGAAGTATATGATATTATAATTTATCCAATAGTTTTATTTACTATTATAACTTTAGCATTTATAAAATTTTTAAGATGGGGTTCACAAAAGCATTTATAGTAGCATTATTAAAGTTGGTTTATATGTTTAAGCCTTCTTTAATGTTTAAGCACAGTGAAGCGTATATATATAGCTTTGCCGCATCGATTACTACTGTTATATCACTAGAATATTTAAATCAGATATTCTTTAAAGATTCAAATGAGAAATATATTTGGATTCCAGTTGTAATACACGTTGTAATGACTTTCTTTTATCTGTTAATGACTTTCTTAGATTTCATTTACGGAGTCAGAGTTTCATTAAAAGTTAAAAACATTCCTTTTGATTTTTATAGAGTTATTGATAGTATAGCGCAGACGTTTGCAACCATTATAGTTACTTCATTATTAATGTTTTGTTGCTTACTTATAACTGCAGTAAATATTTCTTGGGCCCTACTTACATCATCATTAAGTTTTGCGTTTATCTGGGTAGTAATTATTTTATACCAATATAGTAGTATTGGAAATCATATTAAAAGTTTATATGGCACTAAACCAGGTGTTTTTACTTTTATGGATAAAATATCTGGCAAAATGAGAGAAAAGGCATTGAGTACAGTGGAAAAATCATTTAATTTAAAAGATAATGAAAAAGATAATAATAGCAATCCTGATTAGTTTCTTCATACTAGGATGTAAAACTAAGAAGATACTAAAGAATGAAGTTAAAGAAGTAGAGAAAGTAGAAACAATTTCTAAAACTGAAACTACAGAAAAAGAAAAGGTAAAAGAGTCTGCCGTTGAAGAAAATAAGACCGTTCAAAAAGAAGACAAGAAGGAAGAGAAAACCGAAGTTGAAATCACCGGCAAAGTCGACAAAGAAAATCCTGTAACTTATTACAATGTTATTGATGGAGATACTATAGATTTATTTAAAATTATAGGCAATGCCGACTTTATATTTAAAAGCTCAAAATCAACTCAAAAATCTGACGTAAATAATAACTCAACGACTACATCTTCAAATTCAAAAGATAACGAAAAATCAATATCTAATGCCGTTGAAAATGTAAAAAATAGCGTTAAACAAGTTCAGTCTAAAACCGTGCAAGTTGTTAAGCAAGATTTCACAATTGGATCTTATATTGTATTTTTGATATGGGGATTAGCAATAATCGCTTTGATAATCTTAATTATGTGGATTAGAAAGTCTACATGGTGGACATCATTAATGAGTAAATTTAAAAAGTAATACTATGGCTAAAGATATTTTATTACAACATCCATTATCATCAAAGTATAAAACTTTATTTGATAAATATGGAGTAAATACTACTTTAAGACTAGCTCATTTTTTTGGACAAGCTGCACATGAAAGTGATCTAAAGCCTAAACGAGAAAATTTAAACTATTCTGTAGATGGATTACTTTCTACTTTTGGTAGACATAGAATATCCGAAGCTAATGCAAAAAAATACGGAAGAACAAAGACAAAGTCTGCAGATCAAAAAAGTATTGCCAATATCATATATGGAGGATCATGGGGCAAGCAAAATTTAGGAAATACTATGCCAAATGATGGCTGGGATTATCGTGGCGCTGGAATCTTTCAATTAACTGGACGTTCTAATTTTGAACAATTGACAAAAGCCACAGGTATTGATTTTATCTCAAACTCTGATCTTATTATGACAGAAGCGAATTCTTTGATCGCCGCATTGTGGTTTTGGAATTCAAAAGGATTAAATACTTATGCTGATAAAGATGATATATTAAGTGTTTCTAAAATCATAAATTTAGGAAGTGCTAAATCTAAAGGAACTCCAAATGGATTGCCTGACAGAACTAAAAAGACTAATGATTTTAAACAAACTTTTAAATAATAATAAACAATTAAACATTATACCTATGCCGACACCACCTCGTGAGAGTATCAGTGGAACAAAAGGACATCAAGTCGCAGCTTTTGAATTTAGTAAAACTTCTTATAACTACTTAGTAGAATTAGAAAGGTTCATGGATACAGAAGAATTTACAGAGCTTGATTTAGCCGAGAAAGACTTAATTTTAGGAGAACTTGAAGAACAAACGAAAGCCTATGAAATATTATGGGAAAGAGTTGATCAATATTAACTTAAAAAAGAAATGAGATTATCTAAGGGCATCGGGGCTAAATTCCGGTGCTTTTTATTTAAAAGCCAGCATATCTATTGATACACTGGCGACTACTAAAAAAACTATATGAAAACTATTTATTTTTAGGTATTCTATACATTATTCCTTTTCTAAGGGTGGTTCCTTCTTTATCTTCAATAAGCCTTCTTTGTGCTACTAACTCACGACATCTTTTAATTCTCATAGGGGTTGTTAAATTACATTTTAATTTACAATTAGCTTGATTTATCCAGGTTGAAAAACAATAGTCTACTTGGTTAAGTTTAGCTTTCTTTTTTATCTGTGATAATATTTCCTGATATTCTTCTTCTATTTGTGTTTGACTTTTGGAATCATTATAGTTTTTGATATGATAAGAAACATTATGATCAGACATTTTCATTATCTTAGAAATCTCTCCAACTTTTTTACCGGCCTTAACTAATTCTACAATTTTTTCATAACTATCATTCTTCTCTATCTTAATTCCTAACTGCCTGTCACGCTGTCTTAGCATACTAATTATTGCCCTTTTAGGTTTTTTCATAAGCATAGCTATTTCAGTATTCGTTTTACCATTTAAGTAATAGTTATAGGCTTGTGAGATTAACGTATTTGGATCAAATTGAAAGTCGGCAGGTTTTATTCGTGGTGAATATTTTAATCCTGAAGGGCGTATAGATTTTGGCTTCTTAGGTTTTAATGATTTTTGTTTAGGGGCTTTTGGAATTTTAGTATTAACAAGCTTTTCTTTTCTATTACTCTTGATAAACTTCTTTTTAAATTCTCCCGCGTTTGGATCTATACATTTCTTTTCAAAGGTCCAAATTTTCATTGAAGAGTCATATGTTTTAACACATTCAACAGTTTTTTGATTGAATTGTTTATATCCGGCTACAACTTCTCGTGCTTTTATTAAGTCTTCATTAAGATTATTCATGGCTATTTATAATTTATTTTTATTATATACTTTCATATCTGACAAATATGGAATTCCTTGCCCATCCATTGTAATTGTAAAATCATCGAATGGCATTCCTCTAGTTAAAAAAGCGGATATTATACTTTGAGTCTTATCATTTGTATCTTTTTCTATTTTTATAATAGTTTCACAAAGATTCATTAGATTTGTCCCTAAGTGACCTCTAGGTTTAACTAAACCTCCTGATGCGTTTTCGTGTAAAATCATTAAAATATGTACATTAAATGTTGATTTGATTGATAAAAGCCACTCAGTAAGATCAGCAGATTCATCTACACTATTAAAGTCTCTTAGAAAGTGTACAATGTTGTCTAAAATTAATATTCCACAATCTGAATTTTCGGAAAGATGTTTTTCTACTAATAGTCTTTTGCTTTCTTTTTTAGTTCCTACCATACTATAGTAATTAATATCTTTACCCGTTAAATACTTTAGCACTTTTGTCATTTTCCAACATCTATATCTATCTTGCTCAGTATCTACAATAGTAATATTATTTCTATAATAAGTACTTTTCATTTTTTCATTTGATCCTTTTAAAATAGCTTGACATATAGATTTTATTAATGTTGACTTTCTACTTTTAGCTGGTCCAAATATTAGAGATAAATTTTCTTCTGTAAATATTGGTATATCATATCCTTCTTGTGTTATAGATAAAATAGGAATAGGCTCAGAAATTTCATCATTAGGATTTATTAAAAAAGAATCTAAATTAATTTCTTCTATTATATCGGTAGGTTCTATTGAATTTAAAGTTAATTTTTCCATTTTGCACCTTTACTTAAAGCATTTAACATCGGAAAATCATTTTTAGCAGTTTTTAATAAATCTTCTAATAATTTTTCTACATCTTCATATTTTATTTTATCTTCTTCAGCAATTGGAACCATTTTTTGTGGAGTAAATTTTATATTTTTACCAAATTTAGCGATGCCCTCATTTAATTCGTTAATATATAAATCTTTATTTTTAGGTAATCTTTCATATTCTTGATAAATTAATAATTCATCAGTTATTTTTTTTATTATATACGGTTTTGGACTTAATAATTGAGATATTTTTTTTAAAACATCTAATGGAGGAGTTAACCCTAATGGGAATTTAATTTCTTCAATAGGCTTTTCTTTTAATTTAACCTTGTTTTTTTCATTTTCTATACCATATATCCAAAATAAATAAAAAAGTAAAAGAGAGTCCTCTAAATCAGTATTTATTTTATCATCCATTTCTACTAATTTATTTATAGCTTCTATGTCCTGTTGGTTTACTTTAATATTGCCATTATTTTTAATAGCATATCCAAATCTATTATGTAAATATTTAATTGCATTCATTATTGTATTTTTTAAAATTATCAATTGAATCTGAAACTAGTCTATTGAAGGCGTCATCTTTATCCATTTTAGAATTTACTACTTCCATAATAGTATCTAATCTATAAACTCCCTTTTTATTCGTGTCTCTTAGTCCTCCAACACTTTTTATTGTCTTAAACCAAAAATCATCATATCCAATAATTTGTTCTTGACACTTTTCAAAATATTTATAGATCGCTATTAATCTTTCTATCTTCTGTTTATCAACTTCGACAATAAGCCGTATCGTATCAATCCAAGAAATCACTTTTGCAGATTTCACAGTTTTATTTTCTGAATTTTCTCTCTTCCAAAGATCCCAAAATTTATATGCTATTAACAAGTAATTTTTATTCAACATAAATTCTGAATGGTACATCTTGAAATTTTTAATTTCAAAGAATAAATCTTTAGAATAGTTATCTTTTATATTTACTTCTTTATTATTAGTATTTAATAGTTTATTATTTGGTTGAAGGAGTCCTTGAAGGGAGCCTTGAACCACCCCTTGAAGGGTTGCGTTTTTAATATGCTCATTTTCAGCGCGTTTCAACCCTCCTTCCGAACCAGTATTTTTGCTTTTTATAATAAAGTCCATCGTCTTTTTATAAGTATTGAAATATTTCTCAACTATTTTTGTTTTTATTTGATAATTTATTCCTCTATAATAATAAGAAACAGCTAATAAAAATTCAGCATACTTTTTATCATTTCCAAAAAATTCTTCTGCTAGTTCCATATCTTCAAAAGTTATTTTAAAAAATGGCTTTACTTTACTCATGTCTATTTTAAATGTTTTACAAAGTTTAGAGCCAAAAAAAATTATACCTTAACTAACGTAGTATGCAAAATTTTCTTTGTTTCAAGTTCTTTATTTTTAATTTTGTTATAGACTGTCTGTACTGTTATGCCAAATTTACTAGCATAATCTTTAACAGTCATATATGTTTCTTTTTTTTTCATTTTAATTCATTTCAAATTTTTAAAGAAAAGTAAAGCGGTTTTTATTCCGCTTTTACAAAAGTACTATTATTTTTTGATTAACCAAATTTATTTTATGGTTTATAAATTAATTGTCCATATTTTTCTTTTATTTCAGCATTCAATACTTTTAAATCAAATTGTTTATCACCTATCTCTGAGTTTGAAAATACTACTTTCTCCACTAAGCCAATACCTTTTATCCGGATTTTGTTTATCCCGCGATACTCATGAAGCCTGCCGTTTATTTCAACTTTATCTTGTAGTTTAAGGTCTTTTATTTTCATTTTTAGAATAATGTTTTTGATATTTTCCCTTTTAAAATATATTTTCCCCATTGTTCAGCCATTGCTCTTGCAATTCCAGGAAATGTTACGCTTCTCGCTTTTCTTCTTTCTTCTTTTGGAAGCTTCATTGTTTCAAAGTGTAATTTACCGTCAGTCCTTCCCGATTTATGATAAATTATTTCAGGCTCTACCACATTCGTATGTATTAATTTTGGTAAATTTTTGAGCCATAAACAAGTTGATTTGCGTTCGGTATCACCAAAATGATAAGGTTGTATAATTTGATCGGGCTTTCTGTAACGGGTACTCATTATTCCAATTGGATTTTCTATTGCAATGTGTGGAATATCAGCATTAATTAATTTCATGAAAAAATCAATCGCTTTTTCCCTGTCTTCATGGATTGTCGGGAAACGATCCGCATATTCAGGCTTATACCATTTATTTGCTGTAACTGTCAATCTTGTACATTCAGGATGTCCAATCATTAAATCCCAATCTCCATAAACTTTATTATTGCTATTAGTCAAAACATAACTACCCGGCATTATTTTTATAACATTCAAAACATCTGATTGAATATGCCATTCAGGATGCCCGCCTGAGCACGGCAATAGATCACATGAATAAGCCTCAAACCCTAATTTTCTAAATTCTATAGTTACAGCCTGGCTTTCTTCACACGCTACAAGTATTTTTTTCATCGTTCAGTCCTTTTTAAAAATTGATCTGCTTTTTCAATTACTGCAGCTTTTCTCAGGCCATTTAAAATCTTCATAGCCTGAAATTCCTGGGTAATGTCTTTTAAAATCTGTCTCATTTCTCTGTTGTCAGATTCTAATTTGTCCCAATCATTAGAATCTCTTCCTGTCTCGAAGTATGTATTTCCGACTTTGCCGTATAGTTTTCCTTGGTAGTCCATATTATTATATTATTCTTTCAAAATTTTCAAGATTTACTATCCATCCTTTTTCATCTTCCGTAGTTTTAATATTTATTAATTTTAGAAAATGTTCACTTTTAATTCTATTTAAAAATTTATCAAACAATTTCCTTTGCGATACGTCATTAAAACGTGGATCATCATCAACTATAAAAGTATAGTCAGTATTAAAAAACAATTTAACTTGTCTATAATAATCAACCTTATTTAAATAATATTTTTTTGCAAATAATAATGTTTTCCCTTCAAACAGTTGTTGTACTGCATTATCTATTATTCTTGTTGTTTTTCCTGATCGTCTCATAATTATTTTTAATCTGGTTTATAAAATGCTTGGAATCTTTGTAATCCTAAATAGTCAGGTGAAGAAATTAAACAATCTCCTGAACCAGAAAGAAGCTCCGCTCCCTCTTCTCCTAGCACCACCTTACTGTCAATAGCTTTTGGCACTCGTAGACAACAAAGTATTGAAAAATTTACTTTTGCGTCGCCATCGATAACTTTTACGGATGCTCTTTGGGTTGCTGCTATCACTCTAAATCCAGAAGATCGTCCTTTTTGTAGTATCCTTTTCAAGTTATGATCTAAATCGCTTTTTTTACCTGCAGCGGCCAATGCGTCCGCAAATTCATCAAATGCAATTAGTACTTTTGAAGTATCTTTATTTCTTACTTTATTATCCATTTTTTCAACTAGCATTCGCATAGCTTCCTCAATGTCTTCAATTTCATTATAAACATTTACTCCGTACTGCTTCATGTATTCAAATTCAAATTTGGGATCTGCCAAATGTATTTCTTTTACACCTGCCTCTAAAGCGTAATGTAAAATACTTTTTAAGTAAACCGATTTGCCCGCTCCTGTACTTGCGCATACTAATTGATGAACTGCAGAATTAGAGTTAAAATCCCAATAAATAATATTCCCCATATTATCTTTCCCTAAAGGAATCTTCATTCCTTTTAATTCAGAAATATCCCATATTAAATCTCTTTCTCTTTTCTTTGATATTTCAATCTGTAAATAAGACTTGCCTTCATATACTGTTAAATCTGTAGGAATTCTTACATTGGCAACATTTAATTGGTTTGCAATATCAAGCTTAAACTTCTGTACAGCTCCAACTTTTACTCCTGCACCAATTTCTAATAGATAAGTGTCTGAACTAAATCCATCAAAAATTTTTGCCACGGAAACTTGCATTCCGAAAGATCTTAGTACGTGTTCTATTTTCTGTTCTTGGGTTTTGTCGCTCATGTCGTATTGAATAAATTTTGATGCGTTTTTAATGAATGTTTTAATTACTGTAGGGTTTATTGCTGTGGCAGATGCGTCTTTAATTTTCTTGGTTCTCTTTTCGATTAGATCAAGCTTTGTATCTTCGATATTAAAGTCTGAATCAATCTCTCCGAGCCTCGTCTTGGCGTCAAAAGCATAAATTTCAGCTATGTCTACAAAGTTGTCGGCATCATTGATTAGGTAGTCGTAATCGGGTGAAGAAACTGCAATTAATAAAGATTTTAATGGTGTATATAGATATGCTTCGTATAGTTTTAAAACATCTTTAGTAATTTCTATTTTTGAAATCTGTATCTGTGAAGATTTATCTTTGTTGGCTGAATGTTTATTTTCTGCAAACCAAAATTCATCTAACAGAATTCCTTTCATTGATTCATAAGCTTTAACATAAACACAACTTTGTTTTCCAGAAGTTAATACTAATTCTTTTTCATCGGTGTATGTGGCTTTTGATTTGTGATCTATGCCAACTATTTTTCCGTCTTTTGTTCTAGCAATTAAGTCAATTTTTCCATTAAATCTAATTGGAATATCTACACCATTAATTGTTAGAAATTCACTAAAAAATAATTCAACTTCTAAAATCTCTTCAATTTCATTTAGGTAAACACCAATTTCTCTAAAAAAGTTCCCAATAAGTTTTACTGTTACATCATTAGCTTTTAACTTGCATTCCTCGATTGTGGGTGTAGTCTTTTGTATTTTCCATTCACTTGCCGGCTGCTCATCAATGTAATTAAAAGCTAAAGTTTCCAAATCAACAATTGACAGTTCTATCCCTTCTTTTTTGTTTTTAAAATACATTTCTAAAGCATAGTGATAGGCTTGGCCAGCTACGGTTGTAGAAGAGTTTTTCTGTCTATAACCGTAGACGTATAGCATTTCAAAGGCTTTCTGGTTGCGTGTCCATTGTGAAACCTTAGAATAGCTAAGTGTTGAAATAAGGAATAGTGAATCTAATTCTTGAAGCTGTTCGGGCGTGTATGATTTGTATTCAGACATACCACGTTTCCGTTAATTCTTCATTTAGCCAAAGATCAAATCCGCTCATTCCCATTTCTTCATTAATAACCACTCTCATGAAAGCATCGCCTTTAGATGTTGATGTTGGAATAGCATATATCCCCGGTTTTACATTTTCAATTGATCCAAATTTTTCAATTAAAAAGCTTTTAGCTTGATTTACTTCGTATAGCATAATATTATTATTTTTAAGTTACGGCATGTCTTTAATTGGGTTTTCTATTTTGCCTTCTACAATAATCTCTTTGAGATCTTCTTTCTTTTCATCTCCGGTAGGTTCAATATCTGTCCCATCTACATAATCGACATCGATTGTGTTGTCGTCGTTATATTCTTTAATAACTGCCTGGTCTGCGGTTACTGCATTTTGCATTTCAACTGATAAAGGAGCTTTTCCTGAATTAAGCAATAACTTTAAAACAGTTTTCTTTGCCATTTTTTCAAAGTCATCTTTCCAAAGTCCTGATCCATATCTTTTAAAAGTCTGAGAATATTTCTTAGCGTGATCAGTGATTTCTTGAACTGACATATAGAAAATACTTTCAAATCCAGATGTAAGCTTGAAATAGGAGGCGTAACCAATAACTATATCAGAAGTTTTATTTTTCCATTCGAAGTGGTATCCTAAAAATGAATCATCTTCAACTACCTGACCTTCATAAACCGCCTTTGCATACAAATCTTTATACTGCCCACTTCGTACCGCTAACTGTTGCAAGCCCTTAGCTCCGAGCTGGAATTGTGCCTCCACCTTGAATGAACCGTCTTTTTGTTTATTGTTGAATGGTACAATGTAGGCAAATCCAAGTGAATTATTTAAAGGTAACTCTAAAGTAGTAGCTAATAATGCCGAGTTTAGGATTGATTGCGGGTCGGCTTTCTTTAGTAAGTCATTACTGTTGGCAATTTGAATTACCGATGTAGCGAATGTAGAAGACCTTTTTCCCAGAATATCTTCTAATCTCTTTTTAACCATTTCACTTTGCAATAACGATGCAAGAGTTTTTGGCTTTTCAATTTGCGTATTTATATTTTGTATTTCTTGCTTTGCCATTTTTACTTTTTAGTATTTAATTTTTTAATCTCTGAATTATCAATCGATTCAAATCTTCGCTTATTATCCGTTATAACTACTTTTTTACAGCTGTCGACATACGGATTAATATCTTTGTTTTCTCTAATTTGGTTTAATATTTTATCAATTTTATCTGCTACTTCTTTGTCAGATTTAGCTTTTAATGAAATTGATATTGTCGTCAAATAATAAGCCATATTAGTTATCTATTACTACTAACCCCCAGATAAATCCATTAGGATGAATCTTGTTGAATTTTTTATAAAGTTCGGAGATATCGTCTGCTTTAATATGACAAGATTTATTAAATGTATTAGGGTTAACTTTGTCGTTCCAAGTGATGTTATATTGGTACATAATATTTAATTTGTTGATTTTTGTATTTTATTATATGCTGTATAAAATAATGCAAATCCAATAATTGTATAAGCATAATCCCACCAAGAGTCATAATTATTATCTTTAGCGCAAACCATTAAAAATAATCCTGAAAATGCTAAAATCAATCCCAATATAAATGTTGTTAATGTTTTCATATTACTTTTGTTTTTTAGCAATTTCTTTTGATTTGTCTTCCAAAACTGTCTCGATATAAGCTTTACGGCTCTTTCCTTGGTTTATTCCTTCCTTAGCTAAAGTTTTTAAAGCTTCAGGTGGCATGTCTATTATTAATCTCTTTCTTTCCATACGGCTAAAGTATATATAATATATTTAACTCGCAAGTTTTTTGTGGATTATTTTTACTTATTTATATAAGAAACGAAATCATCGCCTCTATCACTAAATAATTTTATCATTGAGCAAACTAAACTAAAAGACATTCCCGAATGTCCCTGTTCTTCGATTATTTCTTTAGCTTTCCCTAAATTGCAACCAGAATTTAATTCTTTAATAATATCAAGGCACATACCTAGTTCTAAACCACGGTATAAATCTTTTAGTCTAATTGGAACTATTTCATCCCATTTATCCCTATATTTTTCATCTAGGATAGATTTCCCTTTTTCAATCCATTCTTTAGTTTGCTCTGGAATAGTTTCTTCATGAATTCTTTTTTCTTCTAAATATTTTTCGTTACTGGCTTTTGCTTCTTTGTCAAATTCAATTTTTGTTTTACCTGTTATTTTAAGATATGCAGAATTAATATCATCTATATCTGAGAATAATTTTTGTCCATTAAATATTCCAAAAACTGATTCATTTTTATCCTTGTATTTTTGTAATACTTTGATTGCAGACTCTATATTTCCAAGTCCAAATTCTATTTCTTTATATTTTTTTTCCATTGTATTATTTATTTTCTTGTTCTTTTGCCCACCATTCAGCCATTTTACCCATCTGCTCCCAATTTTCTTTTTCTTCTTGCTCATAATTCTCTAATCTTGTAGAAGCACATTTACCACAGATGTAAAAATCAGTTTCGGCAACATCTTCTGGGATATAATCTATCTTTACATACGTTCCATGTTCTGGACTATCGCAAAAATCACAGTCATCATCAAAATCACATTTTTCAAAATGCTTTTCAATTTCTTTTTGAGATAATATTTTCATAATTATAACTTTAAATTTTCAACCATTTCATCTACGGAATCAAAATCTTCTGTAACATAAAAGTCTGTTCCGGAATTCATTTCTATCCAAGTTCCATAACCCGAACCTCTATATCGTTTTATGTCGGCTGCGAATATTTCTATTTCTCTGCCATCTAATTCGTGTAATGTGATCATTTTCTATTCTGTTTTTCTATATTTTCTAACCTCAATCTTTTTAAGGTCTTCTGGATCGTAATAATATTTGGCTTTCTCTTTTTTGAATGGGAGGGTCCCTTTCTTTCGTTGTTCCTGGATTGTAAACATTGATATTCCAAAGAATGTTTTAGCGTCTTTTGCGCTTACTAAACCATCTTCTCTAAGTTTTAGTTTTGGAGGCTCTGAATTCTTTACTCTTTGTAATTCTCTCCAAAATTCACATTCATTAGGTTTGGCTCTACGAACTTTTCTAGGAATAGCCTTTGCTATAATAAGCATTTCTTCTGCTTTTTCTAAGTTGGATTTTCTATATGCTACTGAATTTGGAATAAAGGCTTCAGAAAGCATTTTTTGTTGGCTAGGTTTCATTATAATTTAGTTTTAAATATTACTTGTGATAGTTTCAGTCGGTTTACTTTAGTGTTATAAGTCTTAGATTTTTCCTCTCGGTTATATTTATAATTTTCCTTAAAGGATAGTAAAGCATCTTTCATTGTTTTGTTTATTTACTTATGGGTTTCCGTAATTGTTTTTTTTATTTGTTTATTCCTATTTGTTTTGACCTCGAGACTTAAACCATTCAACAGTTACGAAATGTCCAGGTAAACCACTTTTTAATATCCTATTAACAGCTTCTTCACCGAATGGGAAAAGTACAGATCCAACGTTATTAGAAGAAGTTCCTCCAATGAAATTAATTTTCTTTCCCATTACAAAGTATTTTCCCGAAGCTTCTGCTAGTGGTCCAAACCAAGGAGCAGAACCCCTTTCTGGTAATAATAAAATTCCATTGTTGTGATCAATCATTTTTTTAATCCATAATTCTTTTTGAGAGAAAGGCGGATTACAATAAACAAAACCTTTCCATTCATAATTTAAACCATCTTCACCACGCCCATCCCAAATGTTACGAGTACCTATTTCAGTTTTTTCACCTGCACACGGATCTAAGTCAATTAAACCTAAAGATTTAAAAATATATTCAGGTGTCTGTAAATTATCGTTGGGTGATATTAATCTATTCTCCATTGTTGTTTGTTTTAATTGTTAGCTCTTCACCTGTAAGAGCGAAATATAAATTCTGTAATTGGTGGACAAATTTTACATTAACTAAGTAAGAATCTTTATATTCTATCGTTAAATCTCTACATACTCTTAATGTACTCCAAGAACCTAGCATATATCTTTCAGGAATATTTTTCCATGAAAATTCCATTTTCAATAACCATTCTTCTGTTAATTCGATGGGCGACAAATCACTTAAATACCAAGTCAGTGGATGAAGTTTTTTACCATCTATTTTTACTTCACTTTCTATTTTGCCTCCATCTGAATTTAAGAAATCAAACCCATCTATTTTAAAAGGTGATTGATCTTCTCGTGGAACATTTACATAATTTCCAATTCTTAATTCGTTTGCTTCCATAATCTTGTTTGTTTTAACTTGTAAGGTTTAGTGTTGCTTTGTTTATGTATTCTGATTCATCTAAATTAAAAACATTAAGATGTAATTGTAAAAGCCTTTCAAATTGCCATTGTTTGAGGGTATCCATAGATAAGCCTTTTCCGTATCTATATAATATTTGTTTTTTATTGGCATTAGATGTTGAAATATATTCGATTGGCTTGATTATATTACCCTCATGCTCAATCTCTTTGGTTAAGTAAGATAGGTCGTATAGAATAGGTTTAACTTCCGATAGGTCGTTTATAGAAAAATAGTAATTCTTTGATACTTGAAATTCGCCGTAACCGAATTCACCTGTAGAAAAAGAAAATTCAGTTATAATTCCTTTTTTATAAGTGTGCTCATTTGGGTATTCGCTATCTAAATTATATCGCCCTTCATCAGACAACGTTACTTCCAACTCATACGGTAAATAAGCCAAATATATTTTTAAAAGTTCTTCTTTTGTTTTCATAGGTTAAAGTATTTCAAATATTAAAGTTTTCTCTGGGTTGAAGGTTTTGGATTCGGCTTCTCTATAACTATAGCATTGACAATATTTTTCTTTAATAATATTCCTACAATCATTTGTGCCTAAAAAACATACAGGTCTATTAGTATTAAATCTTGAATCTTTATTCATATGTGGATTCTCACCCCAATAATAACTTTGCGCTTCTATTGCTGAAATGAAAGATTCTAAAGAGGTTTTAAAGTCTAATGATGTTTTGGGTCTACCACCACAAAATGATGTATTGTAATTTTTATAATAACCGTAAGCATATTCAGTAACTAAAGCTTTCGCTATTTCCTCAGTAAGTTCGGAGCCTAAGCCTAATAGTTCTAGTTTACAATCAAATCTATCCTCTAATGATTTGATTAATTCTTTCTTTTCAACTCCCACATTAGAAAGGCTTTCCACAATAAGAAGTCTTTTATTTAAGTTTAATTCTAGTTGTTTCATCGTTTTTATTTTTGTTTTAAAAGAGGGGCGTTAACCCTCTGAATTGTTGTAAAAATTGTTAGCGTTAATACGCTCATGACTAAAAATAGCTTTTTCATAAAATTTAAAGTTTTAATTGTTTGCCTACTTGACGGCTTCAGCTTTCCGTTTATTTTAGAATAATTTGTTTTTAAGTTTTTCTATTCTTTCTTTTCCACCCTCGAAATATTCTTTGTCTATTTCGGTTGCTATTCCTCGTATTCCCATATTGTGTACAGCTTCCATACAAGACATTGAGCCAGCAAAAAAATCAGCGACGACAATTTCTTCACACGGTTTATCTTTTGGAATTACCAACGCTAAAAGACGCTCTAAAAGACGTACTGGTTTTTGTGTTGGGTGAATAGTCCCATAATGAACACCTGTTATTTCTATAATCGATTGTTCCGTAACACCCTCTTCTAAACTTGCAGCAAACTGAACCGTTCTATTAATATGCTTCGCTGATGATTTTGATCTTGTCACTCCCCATCCGGGAACATTATCTTCAAACTTTTTAAAGCCATCTTTATAATATTTTTCTAACAGATCAAAAGTACGCCTATTGCCAAATGTGGTTTTAATTCTGTTAATAGTCTCTAATATTTTTTTCGGCTCAAATTCATATTTCTCAACCAAATCAATTTTGACCCTATTAATTTTTCCTTTACCCTTGCAATAGATTGAGATAGATTCATGCTTCCGAGCGACAGATGTAGCAAATGATGAAAGTCTTCGTTTATTCCAAATGATTTCCTCTTTAAATGTGAATTTCAAATCAGATAAAATAGTATTCCAACGATAGAAACTTTCACCACGCCCGAACATCACAATAAATCCGTTTTTCGTTAAAAGCCTTTTGCACTCTGAAAAGAATTTAAGCTCATCAAAAGGTCTTTCAAGCTTCTGATTTTTTAAATACAAGTAAGGCGGATCAATGCAGATCACATCAATACTTTCATCAGGAAGTCTTTTCATTACTTCTAAATTGTCTTCATTATATAGCTGTATATTATCCATAATAATTTTTATTGCCTACTCTAAACGCTTTTCGGCTACCGCGTTGTTATTTTAGTGTTGTTGCTTCTTTGATTAGATTTTCCACTCTTTTCTGAAATTCGAATTTACCTGCATCTTCTAAAACATCAGCAACTAAGCTTAACATTTCCAGAATTTCTGGTGCTTTAGTGATAAGTAGGGCATTGTATAAACATTCTATTCTATATTCCGAAGAGTCAGGTGAAGGAGATCCAGTTAATTTATTATTAATGTATTTCTCTCTAAAACCAGCGGGATAAAAATTGACAGTTGCAAGATTTCTAAAACTATTTGCACTAATCTCTATATCTCCATTGCCTACTTGCTGTTTAGACCATTTTCCTTTAGTTCCTTTAAAATTTTCCATTGTATTATTGTTTGTTAAGTAGTTGTTTAGATTCATTTTGTACTGATCCATTTAAGAATTTGTTTATTTCATTTTGAGTGTCTATACTTAATTCGTTATTAGATCTTGTTTCATTCAGAACGTCTTCCAAAAGCTCTCTCATCTCTTGTTCTCTATCTGGAACTTCAACTAAATAATGAGTAATCCCTTTGTATTGATTAAATATCTTATTATGGCAAGTAAGTAAAGCTTGACCGTCTGCAACTAAGCAGAAATATGTTTTATTTTCTGTAGGCTGTTCCGATATTGGAACTTTAATGTATTTTGTTTTCATAGTAGTGTAATGTTTGATTCGTTTGTGATTGAGTCAACATCTACATCACATTCGCCCCAATCCTGTCTAGCTTCTGCATTTTCACTAGCTTTTTGTAAAGATGCTTGACAACATTCTTCAGCATATTCGCGAGAAATTTCTTTTATTAGATCTAATTCGGATTCTGTTATTTCTTTTAGCCATTTATTAAATTCGGCTTTAGAATTAATTATTTCTTCTAGTCTTTTCATAATTAATAAATTGGTGGTTTAAAATCAATTCTTTTGTAGTGAGTTGCGTAGTGATAGCCAATCATTCCGGCATCGGATTCTTTAACTTCGTGGGTAATAAAACTTTCTATATTTGTTTCAGGCACATAAAGTCTAATAAAATAAAACCCTGTTGATAAAAATCCTTTTACTGGCGTTTTTATCCACCCGTTATTGTTTTTCAGATCTTCTAGAGCCTTTCCTAATCCTAAGGGTCTAATTGGAACTACATCAAGCCTATGACTACTGAATGAAAATATTTCATAACCATGTAAATGTGTTTCATTTCCGTGATCATAAAAATTTGAAAATCCGTCTTCATCAATTCCATAGTCGCTTTTTGCTATTTTTTGGTAATCCTCTGCGTAGTATTTTTCTATTAAATTTTGTCTTGTTTCCATAATTAAGGGGTGTTTATAATTCTTTTACGGTTACATCGAACATGGTTTCTTCTCTTACAGTTTCGTTGAAAACATCATCCACGCCTTCTAGTATTTCGTAAGCTGTATTTGTGCTTATCGTTTTCAATCCATTGCCAATATCTTTGATAGTAGAGCGATCATACATTTCCACATCATCATAGTCAAGATCTTTTATAATCTCAAAATCTTCATCACTTACTTTTAATTCTGATTCGTAAGTAACTTTTCTAGTCATTGTAACTTTTACTGTTTTCATAATTTAAGGGGTGTTTAGTAATTTTGGGTAGAATCATAAATCATTTTTATTTGATGATTACTTATCTGTTCTACTGTAGTCCATTGTTCATCATAGGCTAATTTTTTCTTTCTCCAATATGGTAGGCTATTCCACCATTTTATATGTGCTTCCATAATATTTTGATTTAATTGTTTTAATAAAACCCCGACCCGAAAGCCGGGGAACTAATAACCATGTGAGCAGTATAGTTTACTCAGACTTTAATTTATATTACTGATATTGCTAACTCAACTTTTACACACTTATAATCGTAATTACGTTTCCAATATGTCCAATCTTCAGATAGTCCTTCCATGAATTTAGAAATTGATTGAGTGCGGGTTGATGCAAAAGTTTTCTGCATTAAAGTTTCAAATTCTTTATGAGGATGGGATGAATGAATTACAGCCCATCCTTTTTGAGTTTCTTTCATATAGTTTATTTGTTATTTATGTGAGATACTTAGGATTTAAGTTTTATCCAACCGTATTCTATTTGCTTTTCAACTGAAAGACTCATGTATGGTAATGCGTAGCCTTTTGATCGAAGAAAATCTAAAACATGAGAATCAATTCCTTTATAATCATTTTCGATGTATTTTTTAATTGAAATATGAATGAATTCTATAACATTTTTAGGATTTAATTCTACTTTAAGAATTTTTGCTATTTCAAAAGCTTGCTCATCTGTAATTAATGAAAGGGGTTTGAGTTCTAAGAAGTACTTATAATTATACCCGAATTTTGAAAGAGCAGACTGTATAGATACTTCATCACCTAGAATCAATTTCCTATTAGCTGATTCTGGTCTTGTTAATACTTTTTGCCCCCAATATTGAGCGAAAAACTTTGCTTTATTTTCTATTGTATTTTCCATATTTAAAAAGCCTTTTAATGACTTGCTTAGGTTATTTTGTTAAAAAGTTATTTTTATGTCATAAAGATATATATTTAATATATAAAAACAAGCGTTAATTTAAAATATTTTTAATTATTTTTCAATCTAGTATATTTGGGGCGTTATTTTTAATTTCAAAAATTAATGATTGAGCGTTCATACAAAGGTTTCCGCGTGTTTCTTGTAGTTTAGAATCGTGTGGTAATTCATTAATAAGGTTGATAGCGTCTTGTAGTAAGATAGTTAATTGTTCTTCTCGACATTCATATTCTTCGTACCAGCATTCTATATCATCTTTGAATTGTTCTACGTTCCATCTATTTGTAGGTATGAAATAATAGCCTGAATTTTCACTCATCCCTTTTTTTTTAACGAAGTAAAAAGATTCTGTTTCCGGAATTCTCTCACTTGTCATTACTTTTTTGAATTTCGTTTCCATTTTCTCTTATTGTTTTTAGTTGTTCTTGGTAGTATTCTATTTTTTGTTTGGCTGAGGTTAGAGACTCTATTGAGTTTTCTAGCATTGAATGCGTTTCTTTTAGCAGTTCCTTCAACTCAATTTCAACATCGGTAACTTCTTTCAACCAAAATTTATAGTTTGATTTAAACCACTCTTCTGTTGAGTATTTATTATACCGGCTTAGGAGTAATTGACCATCATAGCTTATTACAATATGAGTTCCATACTCTGGCATTTCTTCTTCAGTGGAAATATAAATAAATTTAGTTGCCATTTATTTTAGTATTTCAAAAATTATAGGGAATCTTAATGTTTTAGATTCGGCTTCTTCCCATTCATCAGAATCGATATCCCAACAAGATCCTTGACAACTATCAATACATGAATTTTTAAGTTTTCCATTGTATCCAGATTCGCATCTATATTCTCCTAAAGGATTTAATAACCAATGCCATCCTAGTGATTCAATTGCTGATATAAAAGATTCCGTAGGTGTTTTAAATTTCATTTGTAATAAAGCGTCTAAAAGGGCAAAATCTAAAGTTCCTTCTTTGTAATTGTAGTCTTTATAGTTTCCTATTTTAGATCTAAATACTAAATCTTCTACATATTTTTCAGTTAATTCTAAGCCATTAAATAATGGTTTTACCCGACTCCCGTCTGTATGGAATGTAAATATACAGGGAATTGAATATGAATGCCATGCCTGATCAAATTTTTCTTCTGTTTCATAATCTATAATGAGTAATTTTTTTTTAAGGTTTAAAATTAGTGATTTCATAGTTTCATTTTTAATTGTTTATGTAATTTGACTAAAAATTTATAAGATGGTGAAGGTTCAGTCTCCAAAAAATGCCACGGATCACAATTGAAATGTGATTCCATTATGTCCTTAAAGTCGTCATCTTCTTGAAATGACATACCAATTGTATAAATATCTTTAAACCTTTCAATTTGATGTAGTGCGTCGTGCTTATCTTCACATCTCTCAATTTGTTTTATAGCTTCTCGTAATTCTTTTTGAGCTGGCATATATTTATACCAAGGCAAATCATACGTCATGTTGTGTTTAATATATCTACGAATTGCTTTTGCTGTAGATTTTCCTGAAAATACATATTGATCTACGCAAAGTTTTCCTGCAAAATAATCAGGGCTTGTAGATTTTATGAACTCTTCTAAAGTTCCTCCCATTGATCCCCAATAATAAGAGTAACTACCATTGTATAAATCTGAAATAATAATCTTTCCTTGGTTTATTTCGTAGTTCTGCAGAATTACTTCCGTACTGCCTATTTGGATTGCTTTCATGAGTTATATTTTTCAAGTGAAACGTAGCCTGTATCAAGTATGTCTTCAATTTTAGATGCAATGCGTCTTAACTCCTGTTCAATTTGTTGATGAAATAGGGCTTCTAGAGACATGTTGTGATCACGGCAAAATTGCGCTCTTTCAAAATGATAATCTTCACGTTTCCGTATTTCTAATACAGCTTTTATATTTTTATCCATGGTTTTATTTTTTAGATTTTAATAATTCTAAAGTTTCGTCAATTGCTAATTCCAAATCATAATGATAAACTAAATAAAAGCCAATTGGTATATCTGGGTAAAATTGAATTACAATTAAAGTATCAAGTTCTTTCATTTTGCATAAAACGGCAGGATTTATACCATCTAATTTATTCCCAATATTTTCTTCTATTGTCTCATAATAATTTCTATGTTCATTGATAGATATTAAAACTCCTGCCTTGCAGGTGGAATACAATAATTTTATCTTTTCTTTCATTATTAAATTGTTAGGTTGAAAAATTGGTTGTCGAAAATGTTATTTACTTTTTCTAGCTTACTCGCTCTCGAATACAAATTCATTTGGGCTTCTGTAGCATGCCCAGACATTGTTCTGATTGCTTCATTGTCATTGATATACATTTTGGCAAGAGTTATAAAAACACGTCTACAGGTATGGGTTTTAATCAATTTATTTTTAGGAACAATTACTGTTTCGGTTTTTGAATTCCGAGTGACTTGTATTGCTATTGGGTTTGTAATACCTGCTTTTCCTGCTATTTTCTTAATTGTCCGGTTAACATACTCTTCACTTTTTAAATCAAACTTAAATTCATATTTGTTGAGTATTTCGAAAACAATTTTTGATAAGGGGATGCAAGATTCTTCTACGGTCTTTTTTGATACTATACTAATAAAAGTTTTGTCTCCATTTTGTTGTAAATAAGCTATCGGGTTTGATAGAAATTGAATTAAAGTACTATAACGAAGTCCTGTAAAACATTGAATCAAAAACACATCTAAAACCTTTTTTTCTGAAGGAGTTAGTTTGTTGCAGTTTCTCATTGCTGAAAGTTCTGATTCCGATAAATAGACCTGAGTTGTAATTTTCTTTGGGGTATCAAATTTTAAGGGCTTTAGAACCACGTCACTATCATATAAAATATTCCCTAATGCCTTGATTTTAGATATGTATAAGTAGACACTGTTGAAAAGTAACCCATTATTATACAAATATTTTTCAAAGGCTTCTAAAAGACGTTTATTAATTTCGTGAACGCGAATTTTAGAATCAAGCTTTTTCTCAAATTCTTCAAAGTGATCTATTGATACATTGTACTGCCGGATAGTGTCTTTTGAGAACCTAACTTTCTTTTTAGTTAGGATTTCTCCGGACTCTATTTTAGTTACGAAATTCCTTGCAAAATCTGTGAAATACTCAAAATTTACTTGCGGGTTTAGTATTTCGTTTTTAGTTAAGGTTAAAGTATTCATTTTGTATTTATTTTGGGAAAATACCTTTTGGAATATTTACTCTATTTTCAGGGAGCATATATTCTGGATTCTCATTGATATTTCCAATTATTTTTATCCTATCTAGGTGTCCCGCTAAAGAAGTTGGTAATATATTTATTGTTGGCTCAATAATAAACTGCCCATCCTTAAAACAGACCACGCCTATAAATCCGGATTGGTCCGCTAAAAACCTATAATGATGTACTATGTCTCCTTCACATATTTGTTTTTTAAGGGAGTCTTCAAATTCTGAATACATTTCCCATTTCATTCCCTCATTTCTATGATCCCATTCGTTTACAAATCCACGATCTGGCATTGTGCCGTCAAATTTATGTTGCTGCTTTAAGCATTCAAAAACATTATCTATATCGTATAAATATTTTTTACCTGCTGGATTCCACATTCGTAATTTAAAATTTTCCATGATTATTTTTGTGTTAAATATTTACTTATATCTACTCTTTTGTTTGTCGGCATCCATGTACTTGTGCTTTGTGAAGTGAGCCATTTATTAAATTCATCTACTTTAGATTTAAATTCGTCTGATGGTTCCCAATCTTCATGCGTTTGGTCTTGTTCGATGGTTTCCCAATCAATAGGTGAAAATGAGGTTCTATATGTGGTGACTAATTGTAGATTTTTTAATTCAATCTCATTTTCATCGCAATATTCTAGAACTTCTTCCAAGTCAAAAAAATATTGATCATCATTGTAAATATTTAACGCATCTTCACCATTCCATTCAACCAATTCAAGTTTCATATATTTGTCTTTTCTTATTTTATTACTACAGTCATTACAAAATCTATCATAAGTATATTGCTTTTGAAATTCAACCCCGCATTCTTCACAATCTCTATGAGTAATGTAGGATTCAATATTTGTATGTGGAATAGGTGTTAAATTTATTTTTTTAGAATCTATAATAAGTGTGTCTACTTCTATTTTCCCTTTTACAACCGTTAAGTCTTTTCGAGTAACTTTTTTATTTTCCATAATTATTTGTTTTTGGTTTCACATTTTGCATTAATACAGTCTTCCCAATAGGAATATCCTCGTTGTTGAGTTTCTTCTAGTGTTTCAATTTTCACTGTAAATCCAATATTGGCTAATTCAGTAAATTCTTTTTCCGTTTTATTTGTGATATAATCTGTATGTGATGCTAATGTATATTTTTGACATCTTTCACAAATTGCTACTTTTGATTTTTTTTCTTTTAGGTTCATGATTTTATTTATTTTATTCTGTTTCGCCTGTTACTGTATTTGCTATTAATCCCCAATGATACCCTTCTAAATTAAGTCTTGGATACTCATGCCATTCAGACATATATTCCTCATAATTTTCATATTCGTTATAAAGTGTATTTTTAAATTTATCAAATTCATCTTCACCAATCCATTCTGTCATTCCAAAATCATTAATTAAATTTTCAATTACAATTTTTTCAATATCAAAATTATTATCTTCTATATTGTGCTTTGAATCAATTTGCATTAACCAATATTTAGGTCTTTGGTTAATTGTTCCAAAGTAAATTAATTGCTGACCATCGCCGTCTATAGTTGAACACAACTCAGGAACAAAATCAGTTTGATGAATCGTTCCCCACAGAGATATAGTTTGGGGTTCTTGTTCTTTTTTTATCCAGGCTTCAATTGTTTCCATGATTATTTTCATCAAATTTATCTTCGATAAAATCTTCTAGTAATCTTTCAAAATATGCTTTTAAATTTAATGATGTCGCTCCTGCCGTATACCAATATAGACCATATTCATCTTTAATAAATGTATCTTCTTCGTGACCGTCAATCCATTCTTGTACATATGTTTCGATTTCGTTTTTTAATTCTGCTTTTGTTTTCATTATAGTTTTGGTTTATTTACTTTTACACATAAATTATATCCGTGTTCGGCTTTAAATTCTTGGTTGAATTTGTTAATAGCATTTGCGCATTTCACACAATAGTATTTCTTATTACTATGGTTATACCAATCTGAAATCATGTTAGTACAACTTTTCCTATTACAGCCCTGTTCAAATTCGCCTTTCATCTTATTGTGGATATTTAACTGCTAGTTCTTGTTGAATAGACGCATAGACTGATTGAATGTTGCCGCATTCTACTATCCAATTACTTTCTTTATAGTCTTTGTATGATAGTTTTATATCAGCCTGATCTTTAGACATTCTTACTCTATAACCATCTAAACAACTTTCATATTTGGCTATAAGTTTTAGTATTTTCTTAAAGTATTTTTCGTTTAGCATGTTTCCTGTTTTTGTTTAATTTCCATCCAATATAAAAACATATTATAAAAATTAATATTACATATTAGTTATAAATTGTCTTTTATCCATTTTTTAATTATTTCAGAAGTTAGTTCACTTCCATGCCCTGCTCCAAAATACATTGAATCTATCACTATACTTAGAATTTCTTCTCTACTATAAATTTCTTTTATTTTTTTGATAGTAATAGTATTGTCTGAGTCTACTTTTAATACTTCTCTTGATTTATCTTGTATTTTAAACCAATGCTTATTAGTTTCAATAAATGTAATAGGATCTTTTATCCATTGCCTTTTTTCATTATGAAAATGTTCCACTTGATATTCTTTTTCATACTCAACCAGTACATTTTCAATTACTGAACCTTTGTTATACTCTTCAATATACTTTTTGATAAAGCTTTGAGAAGGTTGTGGTATTTCTTTTCTACTAGTCTGAGATAATGAAGTATCAGTTGTAGCTATAATTTTCCTATAACCTTGTTTCAATTCAGGTAATGTTTCTCCTTTATATTGATGTATTATTCTTCCTGATATAAAATAATCACCTTCTTTAATTTCTTCATCATTAAGTATGTATATATGGCATCTTATTTCATCATCCAAATCATTAGGATTATTTTGATTATAATATAGATTTCTACCTTTATGTGACCATAATAAACTTTTTAATAAAGATTGTGTATAATTCTCTATAACTTCCTGACCTGCTTCATGACTTCCGTCTTTAGCTCCTACTTTTTCAGTAGCTAACATAACTACTTTACAATTTTTATACATAATTTTTAAGTTTTGTTTAATTATAAACACAAGTTAAATTGCCAAATTGTACTGTGAAGTTATTAATATTAAATCCTCCGGCGTTTATTCTGGTATAGGAATAATAATAAATATTTCCAGTGGTCCAAGTGCCTGAACTATTAAAAGTGCTTCCCGAAATTACAATTGGGTTATTCGGATTTTGAATCGGCCCATTAGAAGTAAAAACTAAATAATAGGGATGGCTTGATGCCTTTAAAAAGTTAGGGCATGTCCCAGGCGATTGTGAGCTATTATTAGCTGGCATTTCAATTTTCCTAATAACTCCATTACGGATAACGAGTAAGCTGTCTGTTGGTAGTCCGTTGGGGGTATTTCGAACTCTTAGAGTACCGTTAACATCTAATGTTTCAGTCGGCATTGAAGTTTTTATTCCAACCTGGCTAAAAGCAAGTGTAGGAAATAGTAATGTAATGATAAGTTTTTTCATTGTTATTGATTTTAATTATTTTATTAACCCCATTTTACGGGCTTTACTTTCTTGAATGTCTATTTGACTGATTTTGTCTTCTTGCAAATTAGGATCATTGTACTCTGTTAAGTCCTTAAATCCTAGTCTATCTAAAATTAGACAAAATTCATCGTCAGTAATATTTTGATCATCCCTTTGAGCTAATTGCTGAATTAAATCCAGGAATAACCCTAAAGCATCCCACGCGTCATCGAATACCTGAAGCTGTGGAGTTTTTTTAGATCCAATATCAACCCACTCCATTTTCATTTCGCCGGAACTCCCTCCTTCTGGATGATACATGCCAAACATAACGTTTAAATTATCGTCTTGTAAATTTTTAGCATAGTAAGCTTTTGTACCTCTGTAATATCCTCGTATGCATCCTGTGTGATCTCTCATATTTTAATTGTTTAAACCTTTCGATATTGGTTATTTTATTTTATCCTGCATTGAACGATTGGAAGACTATTTTTTCTTCACTACCCTTTACAGCTTTGCCTAATAAAGTACATTCTAGATGTTCAAATTTAGTCCAAGTTAGAATGTGATCATCCCGGTCTTCTAGAGTCAATATTTTAGCTCTTTCTTTAGTTTCTGCAACAACTACCATTGCATCATAAGTGTCCCAGCCTGTATTTACATTCTGAGTAATTAAATAAATGTTCATAATTTTATTTTTTGGCGTTTCGTTATTGTTTGGTTATTGCAATTCAATTTTCACAATTCTTTTATAAATGGTCTCATTATATTCAAATGCTCCTTTACATCTATTTTTAGGCTTTCGGTTTTTACCTTCAGTTCCGTGACATATTTGTGAGCCTTTAAAAATAGTTCTATTTATAACTGAATTGGCTAATTCAAAATTTTGCCATTTCCCTTCTGAATTTAATTTAAATGGGCAGGTTTTACAATGATTTTTCATTACTGGAAGATCGCTTGCATTATCTGTATTTTTCATTGTTTTTTCGATTTTCCAAATTCCTTTTGTCTTAAATTCCATTCCTCTTTGAAAAATTTAGGTACTACACCAAATAGGTAATTTTTAAGTTCGTTATATTCTTCCTCAGTGATTCGCGTTGTCATTAGGGTAATATCTTCGAATTTAACAGATTCTTTCTGTCTTATTTCAAAGTTTATGCTTTCGCCAGATAAAACAGAGCCTTTATTGATATTCTGAGAATCAAATAAAGTAATTCTTTCCACCTCACAATATATTTGACGATTATTCCTTTCGATATCAATTTTGGTAATATTATACATATAATACTGATCTGTTCCAAATGCGCCACGATAATAACCACCATTTTTATTAATATCCTCAACTATACTAATTTTTTCTTTGTTGGCTTCTTGTAATTCAAATTCATCCTGTTGTTTGTCTTCCTTTTGAATTTTAAAAAGTTCTTTTCCTGTTTTCTCAGGAAATAATTGTGCTAAATATTCGATTGATCTCATGGTTATTATTTTACGGTTATTTTTATGTAAGAGTAATTTTTGAAAAAATCTGTCTCGTTTGTGTCTTTGTCAAAGTATTCAATCTGAATATCTCCAATATCGTTAAATTTAAAGCTTTTAACTTTGATGTTATCAGGGTATATAAATCTATTTTTAAATGTTTTTATAGCTAATTCTCGAAGACTGTCTTTATCTTTGCAGAAATAGTCAAAATTTAAACCGTCTCGTGTGCTGTTTTCTTGTAATATATATACTTTGTTCATGGGGTTAATGTTTTGTAATTAAAAACATACCGAATGGTATTTTTTTTATGATAATTCTTTTTTAATAAAATCAGTGATTAAAGATGCGGATATATTCATCCCATTTTTGAATCCTCTTTGATAATCGTAGGCGCTTAGGGATTGTAAAACCTCTCTAATTAGTTTTATTTGCTCTTCGTATGTTAAATTTTGGTTTTTAGTATGTCCTAAAATTGATTGAATTTCTGTAAATGCTCTGTCTTTATCCATGATCTAAGAATTTAATATTTTAAATTGAATCTCTCTTTTTCTCCATTCCTTCCTACTGTTAATTCCTATCCCGACTTCAAAGCTGTATAAATATGCTTTTATTATTCCTTCTGCATCTTGACAAATTATATTAAAACGTTTTTGTTGTGTGCTTACGTCCTGCAAATTGTTTGCAATAGATGTATTTATTAATTTCCTATCTAAAGGTGTTAAATGAGTTGCTTTAATAATTTTAAATTGTGGTTTCATAATATTAATGTTTAAATCCTAAATAAATACTGTCTTCGGTTACTCTTTCAACTTTTAATAAGCTTCCAGCTCTGGCTTCGCTTATTTCTTCCGGAAAGGAAAATTTCTTGTTTGTGAATTGCTCAGATGTATTACTAGTGTAAATTACTATGCTTACAAATAATGCGAATGCAAATAAAGTTACCGTTAATGCCAATTTAAATAGCTTTGTTTCTTGTGATGTAGTTTTGTGGTTCATGATTATTATTTTTTTATTGAAATGTAAATTATATATGATATTAATATTGATAAATAAATGTAATGTAAAATTCTTTCTATAGGCCATTTTGGTCGGCCCCTGTACTTAACATTGTTTTAATTCTTTTCTTCTGATTACCCTAGTTGGATAGCCTAAGGTTTTATATTCTCTTAAATCATGAGATAATAAAGTTATTTTAATTTGTCTGCCTGATTTAAGCGTTCTAAATTTATCACTCATTTCTGTGACAGTTCCCGTACTATCCGTTTCATATTCGCTTACATCTTCCCATCCTTGACCAAAATGTTGTTGTATAACTTTTAAATAATTGTATTTGTTAGTTTTCATAATGATTATTTTTAGAGAGGTTATTTTAGTATTCTGTTTTGTTGAGACAAATATATAACGAATATATTTAATACGCAATAGTGTAAATAGTAAAATATAGGAATATTTAAAACTTTAACATATTTTAACATTTGTTAAGATTAAAAAAGCCTGAAATAAATACGTACATCAGGCTTGTAGGGTTCGACATTCAAGTCGAACGTCTAATTATCAAATATTTTAGGCTGGTTTTCTTTCTGCCAAATTAAACGTAAATATTTTAAAACGTCTTCGTAGGATCTTAAAAAACCTTCATCGATTAACATTGCAATTTTATTTTCTAAATCTGTTAATGTCTTTAAATAGCTTTCGGTTGCTTCCTTATTTCGAATATTTCTTTCATGCCTACCGTAAACGATATGATTTAAACCTTTAGAAATTGTTTGCATCGCTACCGGCATAAATTGTTTATTGACTATTCTTGCTACTTGTGAAGAAAGTTCTCTATATCCATCGCCCGCTTCATGCCTGTTTTTTATTAGTTCATCATGAACAAATTTTAATACTTCATATTTGAATTCTGGATTAAGCCACATAGCAAAATCTATAAACAAGTATGGATGCATCCAAGTGCCTCCGTTTTTTCCTCTTGTTTTAGTAAAAACATTATCTTCTTTTTGGCTTAGAACATTTATAAATTCTTTAGTCTGTTTATTACTAAAAAAATCATCTAAATCTTTCTTCTTTTTTAAATACCCATTTTTCTGGGTATTATCATTTTTATCAATGGTAGAAACATATTCGTTCCAATTTTTTACCAATTCTGTAGCATTAAACATTTCATCACTTGTACGCTGAGAAATCTCAATATTTCCCATTTTTCGAATTAATACTTGATTTGTCTTCATTATTTATATTGATTAAATTTTTACATAAAAATGCCTCTGTAAACATGTGTAGAGTAATTGCAGTACCTAAAAATCGTCTCGAAAGAAAATTTACACACGCACAAAGGCGATTTTAAACTAATATTATATGAAGATTTTAATCAAAAATATTCGAGTTTTAAATACTGCAAGATCAAAGATAGCAAATATTTAAATACAAAAACATTATTTTTTATAAAAAGCCACTTTAAGGGTTTACACTGCAACATGTATGATGTATTGACACCCCTTATTGTGGCTTTATCTTTATAACTATTGCAAATCTACGTTATATATATTACATACGCAAATAAAACTTTTTTCAATTTATTTTACTTTCGCTATTGTGTAATTAAAATATAGTTTATATATTTGCAATAGAAATAATAATTAAACTTTAAATATCATGAAAACAATTAAGGCAAAAATAGGTGTAGTACATACGTTTGATTTAAATACTAAATCTCATAATTCATCTATTATAAAAAAAGAAATTACAGATATTATAAATAATTTTCATCCTATAAACATGAGTAAAGAAGGGGTTAAAGAATATAGAGACAGATATAAAAATGTAGAGGTAGTTGTATGGGTCGGATATAATCAAAATAGTCCTATTTTAAAATTTAATACAAATGAACTTCATTTAGTCTAATAAATAAATTTAAAATAACATTATGAAAACAAATACTATCACACCAGACAATTTTACGAGAGTAAACAACGACGTAAACGGCAACCCTAGATATGTAATTCATTTTTTAGATTTACTTAGTGAATTAGAATATGAAAAGACTGCTGGAAAAGGTTTAAACAGTATTTCAAATCAATATGATATAGTAATTAAAAAAGCAAAAAAGATTGGAGGTAAAAAATTTAATACAAAAGCTTATGGTGGCGGAATTGTATTCCAATCTTATAATCTGCCGGACCTAGTAAAAAAATGTAACGAATTATTAACACCTAAAAATTAATATCATGGCAAAAGCAATTAAAAATGTATTTAAATTAAAAACGTTGTCTCTAACAGAAACTAATGAGGGATACTATCTATATGATAACCTGGCAGGAATGAATATTGTTATGAGAGCAAAAACAGAGCAAGACGCATGTATTGAAGCTTTATTATTTTATCAAAAAAGGTACTTAGAATTAAACTCTACCTATAAAGAATTAGATAATAAAGTACAAAATTTTTTATCCCAATTTGAGAAAGATTAATATTTAAAAAGTAAAATCATGAAAACAACTATCAACAACAATCAAAGAGTATTTGTTATAATTAATGAGTTAAACAATGACACAATCTTTTGTAACTTAGTGGACATACCAAGATTACTTAAAACTATAGATCACTATTCAATAATGCATTTTTGGGATTTTAAATTCAAAAGATGTTCTAAAAAATTAATAAACGAAATGTTTGAAAATAATAATATAGATTTTAAAATTAAATAATCATGAAAACAATAACAGTAATATTTAAAGATCCTAAATATAATTATACGACTTCTATGAATGGAGATCAAACAGATGATCAAATTAAAAGAAATTTCATCGGTAAATTTTTTAATTTTCATGGAGCAGGTAAAATTAAAAATTTTCAATTATGTGTGAGAGTAAAAATAAAACCTTATAATATATAATATTATGAAAAGAGTAATAAACATAATAATAGCTATTTTAATCTTATTAATGATGATTGAAATTGAGAAAAACAGCATTTCAAAAATGCCTGATTATTCAAATGCTATCTGCTTAGCAGGAATACTTTTTATATTTGGATTTATCCGAATTTATTACCAAGATTTTAAAAACCACTTACTAAATAAAAAATAATATGATAGATTTAAGAAAAGAAAGAACGCCAAGCCAAGAAATGCTTAAGCTAATCTCATTATCTGGGTTGACTCAACAACAAATAGCGGATAAGGTGGGAGTGAGGGAAGCGAGCGTAAGCGACTACAAGACTGGAAAGACCGCAATAACGGTAAAGACTTTAAAAAAGTGGTGTGAGATATTAGAAATTGACATTAAATATCTTTTTTAGTTATGGAAACAATTAGAACAAATATTATAGTAAGTGGACTACCTGACAATGCTATGGATTGGGATAAGGTTGATAAGTATGCCAAAGAGATGAAAGAAAATGACGAACTTACTTCACATTGGGGATTTCCTCCAATTACAGGCTATTTTAGTGAGATCAGTAAAGATGATATTGGTGATTTGTTTGTTTGGGGTGATTTAGATGATGCTATTGAGATTAAAAAAGAACACATAGGTAAAAAAGTATTTTTTGTCACTGACGGGCATCATAGAGTATTCGCAGCCTGTAAAGCTCAAATATGGTGTATTGAATGCGAAGAAGATTTAACAGGATTTGTAAGCAAAAATTTAACAGAATAATTATGGAAAATTTTAAAGGAACAAAGGGGAAATGGTGGGTATCAGGAAGGGACCTGATGGGAGAAATTCACATTAAAATAGCAAAATTTGATCCTACAGATATAAAATATCAAGAACATAAATACAATTTATTACTAACATCAAAGGCCCCGGAAATGTTGACAGAATTACAGTCTAAACTATCTTTTATTGAACACATATCAATGTTAATACCTTCTAACGAATGGACTGAATCATTTAGAGATGAATTTAATAAGGAAATGCATTATTTAGAAAAACTAATCAAACAAGCAACCGAATTATGAATACACTTACAGACAACGAATACACAGCCATTAAAAGTGGTATTTTAGAATATGGTTTGAACATTGCATTTCTAACACTTTACGATTATGAAAGATCCGAGGATTACGAAAACTGCCAGATGCTAGACGAAGCAATTAAAAGATTCTGCCAGGATGCAAAGCTAGATTACCGAAAGTATAACGAAGATGATATTATAGAGAATTATAAATCTGATTTTTGGCAATTCAATTTATCAGGAAATATAGCATTTGAAAATATTCCATATTTAAAAACCAAATTTAGATCTATATTTAGCACAATCTATGGTTGGAAAGTCCACGAAGAAATCTACAAACAACTAACAAAAAATGATAATAACTTATGAACATGCATTAAAGCTTTTTAAAGAAAAAGAAAATGCAGAACAAAAGCATTACTATAATGGTATTAGAATTTCTTCGACAACTCATGAAAAAATATCTTCCTGCCATCCTTTGCAAAATATATATCCAATATTGATGAAAGATATTTATTATCAAAAAGATTATTATAGAAAATTTAAAGAAGAATATTATTTCCATACTTTTTTTATAAACAATAAACCTATAAGACAAATATTAAAAAAATGAAATCAAGAGACGAATTTACAACTGAAGAATCCTACAAAGAGTATTTAAGATACTATTACACAGGGTTAGCATTACAGGCTATAGCGGGAGCCGAAAGCCAAAACAAACAGCGCACGCAACTAGACAATGCGAACTACACGGCAAACATGTGTATATTATTCGCGGACCAATTAATCAAAGCATTAGATATTGAAAACGATTAAAAATAAATCCGTATATTTGAATAGGTTTTACAACCTATAAATTACAAGTTTAAGAGCCTGTCAATTATTTGATCGGTTTTTTATGTTAAACTAAAAATAATTTAAACTTTAACATTTACACTATTGTGTAATTAAAAAAGTTGTCTTATATTTGTACTCAGATAACAACAATAACTCTAAAAAATTACATTATGAAAAATTTAAAAGACTATCAAATCATTATTTTAATTGTTGCCTTTTTTATAACAGGGTTAACTGTAATAGGATTAACAACGCCAAAGCCAACAATAGAAAAAGAAAATAAGACGTTTGTAGGAGTAGACGCTGCAGGTTTCAAACATGGCGAAGGGAAAGCTACAACAATTATCAATCATTAAACTATTTATTATGAAAAATTTAAACACTTTCAAAGTATCTTATACAAAAAGAATTGGCGGTGAAGGTTCAATCTTAGTAAAAGCAGAAAATGAAGTTAAGGCAATTATTAACGCCAAAAACAACTGTGCTACTGGATCATATTTTAGAAGCCCAGTAATTACTCAAGAAAAATATATAAAACCAATAAAACAAGGTTTTCAAGGATATAATTAGATCTAAAACTTTTGAAAACAATTAACCCGCTCTAACTAGGCGGGTTTTTTGTGTTTATAATCTTAGGAACGAGTCATTATAGTTTTAGCAATTCTATAAGCGTCTTTCAATTCCCAATTTAAATAGGTATCATTGCTATAAAGGGCGTCAGCGCCTTGGCTCCATCCAGATTTAATTAAATAATCATGCATCAACACATCAATTTTAATTTCTGAATCTCTAACCAATTTATCAATCCTTGCATCCATTGAATAAAGCCTGTTGAATCCAGCAACTACGATCACGGCAATAAATACCAATAATCCTAAGCAAATAATTTGTATCATAATCTATTCTTTTTTTTGTCTTTATATTCCAGTAAGCTAGTCACAATAAAAGCGACCACAGCCATGATCACAATTACTAAGTAGTGTGGCATCACATTAATCAATCCACATAGTTTTAAAGCTACTAAGACCAATGCCGAGACAAAGAAACTCCCAATAATATATAAAAATCGTTTGTCGTATTTATTCATAATCTTTTATTTATTCAAATTTAATCATATATATTGATATATACATAACATACACTGTACAATTGTCAGGTTAATTTTATACAGGCGATTCTCAGGCGTTACGAATGCTATATTTTTGACGAGCCAACAAAAAGAAGGCGCACGCAAGAAGATAGCAAAAGAAAAACACCACCCGAAGGCAGTGTTATAAATTCAAGGTGAAAGGATCTTATTTTTTAAAGAGAATAACCGCGAGATGAAAGTTAGTTTTTGCACCAAACTTTTCTCGTATAGACTTCAATCGCTTTTCAATTATGCTTAGGCTATTAGGTTTAATTTCCATCTTTTGCAACGTCTCAGAAACTTCTAACTGAGTATATCCACGTTCTAAATACTGTAGTATAAGTCTATCAACTCGGTCCAAACCTTCTGGCTCCGGCTTTTTCTTTTCAGGAATCAAACCAAGAGATTCAAGAAATAATTTTTGTTTAGAGCTCAAATGCCTACCCTGCGCCTTTCCAATAGACTTACGTTTAAATAATTCATTGTACATTTTAAGTCTAATTGAATCAGACTTACCCCCAGTAATGCCAGTTGCATTATGAAGCTTAACAAGAGTAATAATTTCTTCCCCGCTTAGATCATTAAACATAATAGGGAATTGATCTACTGGCAAAAACCCTAAAGTAGATAATAACTGTTTTAATTGATTTTCTGTTTTCATTGTAAAATATTATTTTATTGATTATTTATACAAAGCTAAGTATTTAATTTAATATATCAATACGGATTTCCATAATTATACAATTATTTTCATTAAACCCAATTATCAATAACTTATAATGCACAATTACCAAGACAAAAATTTATACACGATTCTAACGGATTACAAAACAGCCAAGAATAAAAAATATACCTAACATCAACATTACCAATACCAGATTTTCCGACAAGCTAACAATAATATAGATTCTATATAGAACTAAAGAAGAGAACACAGAGAGAGGAAGGAGCGAAGCGACCACCATATAAACAAACCATTCAACATTTAGAACCCACAGCAATTTTATAATCTGCATCCTAAAAAAAATACTAAGCAGTATGTTTTAATATAACAATCAAACGTCATATTTAAACCTCACTCAAACATATCTAATTCGATGATTTTATTTTGTACTACACGGTACACTATCACTCATTATAACAATCATTTGACAATATTATACAACTCATAACGGCACATTGTTACACTAAGAAACTTTTTAAAATGTTCGTGTATAGTCGAGCAAATTGAGTTTTTAAACTCTATCAAAGACATGTTTTACCAGAATAAATACTATATTTGTGGCAATAAATAAGCACAAGTGTAAATATTGTGGCGACAAACAATAACATTATGAGTATAAATAAATTTAAAGAGAATATTAGAGTAGAAAGAAAGAAAAGAAAGAAGAGCGTTTCTTACATTTGTGCCAGGTTAGAAGTTAATAGATTCTGGATAGCGCATTTGACCAATCCAAGCCTTAATACTATAATCAACTTGGCTAATGCAATAGGCTGTACTCCTGCTGATCTTATGAAAGATATATAGTTCTGTTTTGTATACGGAAACAGAACAAGTCTAGGAAAATAATTTTATATACCCCTTATTTAACAAACCTTTTTTGATCCACCCCTATGCTGAATGAAATATATTGTATATATTTGTATGTAGTTTAAATACTACGATGTAGATCACGGTCCATGGCTAGAGGAAAATCGACTTTGAAATTCAAATTCGTTTCAATGAAATCGATAGGGCGGGGGTAAAATTTTCATCGAGTCAGGCTCAATTTTTTTTCGCCCATATAAAGAGTATTTAAACTTACGCTAGAACATAAATTAATCAAATTTATACATTTACATATGTTAAAAAAAGTACTTTATCAATATATGATACGCCATACTAATATCAATAAATTTAAGATAGGTGAGCTTGTATTTTTAAAATCCAATCCTGAACATGGTATGTTAGTAAGATCATTAAATATTAGAAACAATAAGGTTGAGGTTTTAATATTGGTAAGTGGAGAGATTTATTCTTTTGTCCCTGAAGTATTATTACAATATAAATATTCGGGATTATTGATACTTAATGATGATTATTTCATTTCTTTAAATTAAATAAATTATATTATTATAAGATTCATTCTTTTACTAAACCAATTGATAAAAGTAAAAAATGGAAATATTCTAATGAGTATTATGAGCTTCAAAATGGATGTGATGTAAGAAGATTTGAAGAAATTGGAAATAAAGAAATTACTAAAGAAGCTTACGATCGAATAATTGAAGATGATATTCGAATTGTAGGAAGTAGAACAGCTAAATCAAAATATATAATAGAAGAATTTCTTCCGGAAGATTTTAATAACGCATGGTATAGACCATTTATAAAATATATTTAATATGTGAACTTATGATAACAGAAAAACAAAAATTCAGAAAGATTCCAGTCTTAATTACTAAGTGGAATGACGAAGATGTTAAAGGATGGAGAGCAGAGCTACCGGATAATTGGGAGAGCTGGAAACCTAACACTTACGATAAGATAAATTTTGAGGATATAGGGCATCATTTCAATCATGGGTACTATACACACGAAAGAGATAATCATGTTTTTTATACTCGCCAATGTGCAACTGCTGCGGCTAAGTATATAATTAAAGAATATTTAAAAGGCTTTGGTAAGATATGGTTTTAATAACTAAATATTTTTGTAACATTTTAATATTTATATGAATCAATATAATTAATTTTAAAACAAAAAAATAGAAATTTATGACAGACGGACAATTTAACCACGCTAAGTTTAAGAAGGAGCAGATTGAATATAATAATCGGTTAAAGGTGAAACTTCAAAAAGCTTATAATGATGTACAGAATGATAAATTAGATAAATCTGAAATTATGATAATGTATTCAGAGCTAATGGAAGTTTTATCTTCATTGATTGAAATAAGAATAACAAAATTTAAAGAAATATAATATGAAATTAATAGAAGGGAAAATAACAATAATAGAAGATAATATTAAAAACTTCAAATACAAAGTAAGAATTGATGGAATTTATGAAGGCAGTTCATTTGTCTTATGGATTAATTGGAATCCTGGGTATAATACTCCGGAAGAAGTTTTAAAACTAGCTAACTATTTAATATCATAATAATTATGTCAGTAAAAAAAGTAGAAATGTTCACTGTGGTATGTGACAACTGCAGTAAAGATCTTATGAAGCATGGAGAATTTTCGTGTTGGAGTGACGAGTTATCAGCTAAAGAAGTAGCTATGGAATCTAATTGGCATGAAGAAAAAGATAAGCATTATTGCGAAGATTGTTACGAATATGACGACGAGGATAATTTGATTATCAAAACAGTTGCTAAAAAACAGAGATCACTTTTTAATGACTTAAAATTATTAGACCCATTAATGGAGATTACAGTAGATTATAAGGATCTAACTAAAGAATTGTATAGAAATTTAAACAGGCTTGAATGTGGATATAGGTTGCATTTAGAAAATGTTCCTGAACATAAAATTAAGGATGTTGAAAAATTGTTTAAGAATAAACTTAATAATGCTCACTATACAGAAGAGATAAAATTATAGATTATGACACAAGAAGAATTAGACAGACAATTATCAGAAATACCAGATGAAGTTTTAATTGAAAAATCGATAGCTATTTTACAGGATTGGTGCAAGGGTGGAAAGAACTTTACAATGAGTGTTCCACCTACAAAAAATTGTCCTGATCTACTTATTGCGGAGTTAATTGAGAGATTCAAAAAACATTCTGACATGGAGGCTAAGTATTATAGAGTATACTTTGGAGGAAATGTAGCAGCCAAAATTAAGGTACATAATAATGAAATTTACGTTGAGGCTGCAATAGATGGATATGCTAGCACGATCAATCCTGAGAATATAAAAATTGAAGAAACTAACTAATTTACTAAACGGTACAAAATTAAAATAATATGAATGAACACTTACTTAAATTACTATTTGTAATAATATTTGGGGTAATCTGTTTATTAGTATTATTTCCAAGCAAAAGAAGATAATTATGGTAACAAAAGAGGAATCAATTAGTTTAGTATATCGATATAAAAATTTAGAACTGGATTTTTCCAGATATCAATATAAAAATAGATTTTTATACATGGAGGAACCGAATGCTATTGAATGTGCAAAAATAGCCGTTGATGGAATAATAAAAGCTTTGTGTGATATTATAGAAATATCTGAAAGCGACAGCGTATTTAAAGAGGTTAATCAAAGTGTTCTCTATTGGCAAGAAGTAAAACAAGAACTTGAAGAAATGTAATAATGGCAACACAAAGAGAAATAGAATACCTATTATTAAACTTTGATTATGAAGGTTTAAAGGCTGAAGGGTTTTTCAAAAATATAAAACGAACAGATTATGACGACCAAATAAAAAGAATATGTGAATGGTTTGGAATATTGAATATTTTTCAATACGATACAATAACAATGGAAATATACAAACCATTTGAACCCGATTTAAAAACCTTTTCAAAAAATTAAGTATGAAAAATACAGAATATATACCATACGAAAAATCAGTCAATATAAACGAATATAAAGCTGCAACTGATGAGTCTATTAAATTACTAAATGAGTTCCACGAAAAAGCAAAAGAAAACCTTTGCTACTCCGTCAGGATAAATCAAACCTATCTCAATGCCGTAGCTTTCTTTTTTAGAGAAGATCATCTGTCAAATGGGTTTGAAGTCTATTATAAATTTATCCTCAATGGATCAGAGTTTAAAGTTAAGACATTTATTACTGACGATGAATGGTATAAGGAAAGAATGAAAAATCCTTTGGACGAACCATCTACAAGAATTGCTTTAAAATTAATACACGGAAGAATAGCTGATGAAATAGCTAAGGAATTACTTATAATAAATATTTCAGAATTAAATAAACATATGAGCTATAGATAATGAAAAAAGTAATAATAGCCGGCGGCCGAGACTTTGATGATTATAAACTTTTAAAAGAGAAATGTGATTATCTTTTGGTAAACTTATTAGATGATATTGAAATAGTCTCAGGAAGATGTAGCACAGGGAAACATACCTTTGATTCTTTAGATGGAATAAAAGTATATGGCACTGATGGACTAGGTGAATTATACGCATCTGAGAAAGGATACCCAGTTAAACCTTTCCCTGCAGATTGGGCAACTCATAAAAGATCAGCCGGTCCTGTTAGGAATGCTGAAATGGTTGAATATGCAGATTTTCTTATTGCTTTTTTTGACGGATTTAGCCGAGGCACTGAGGATATAATAAAAAAAGCCAAAGAAAAAGGTTTAAAAGTTGCCGTTGTAAAATATTAATTCTTAACTTTGAATTACAAATAAATACACACATATGTACACACTTAGAACAGTTACAGAAAGTAATAAACAAATTAATCAGCTTATAGGAGATTTATACTCTGTTATTGACAGACATGTAAATTATGATGAATTTTCAGATGTATTCTTTGATTGCTTTGGAGTAAAACACGTAGCAGATTTAGATGAAACATCCAATGAATTCACTAAAAGTTGTCATGGATTTTTAGAACATAAAGGAGAATATATTCCTCTTTACTTCAAAAACAATTATTACATCATGACAGAATCTGGAAAGACCTTTAGCAATTTAAGCTACAAGCAAGTTGAAAAAAAATAAAAGTTCCATACATAATAGCTTTTGATTTAATGTTAGAAATTTTCATTTGATTTAGCCCGATTAACTACCGGGCTTTTATTTTTGATTATAATAATTGGCTATATTTTGTAATCAAATATTTTAGGTTACAAATTTTAACAACAAATATTTTCAAAAAAGTATTGCGTATTCAAAATATTATCTTAACTTTGCTATGCCAGGTTAATGTTAATTAAGTCATAAACTAGACTATTTATACCAAACATAAATACCAAAGACCTACACATTGCCTGGCAAACGCATGACTTAGTAGGTCTTTTTTTGGCTATATACTAAACTGCAAATCATATTAGAAGACTTTTTTATTTGTATATTGTCAATAGGTGTTACCCAAATCCAAACATCTTTAGCTATATAGCGATTATCCTGACGTAAGGATTGAAAATTGGAGGTTAAGCAAGAAAGTATAAATAAATAGATTTAGTCAATTAAAACGCCACTTATAATCTAGCAACGTCTTACGGGTTGACGACTAGTGATAGCATCTTCATTTTGAATTAAAAGCAGTGGTGAACGGTTAGTAGTCTTTTCGAGTAAAAGATAAGCGACGGAAGTGTTTAATAGGGTAAAGAATAGATTTAGTCTTACTATTCATAGTTATTTGTTTATACTTATTTTGTGATTAAACCAAGGAAGTAACAGATGCTATTTAAAACCCGTTATGTCTAATACCAAATAAACCATGAGTAAACGAAAATAAAAAAGAAGATATAAGGCCACCTTATATCAAATACGGAGTAAAAAAGGTTTACAATATTAATTAGAACTTTTATATATACTTTACATATTTTAATTTATCTTTGTAAGATAATTATTCAAAAATAAATTAGCCATGCGAATAGGAAGTAATTGTGGGATTTATATGTTTCGTAATAAACTTAATAATAAGATTTATATAGGTAGCAGTAATAACCTATCAAAAAGAAAAAGAGATCACTTAAATCTAAATATAAAAAGTGGTTGTAAATTATTTAGAAAAGCGGTAATTAAATATGGTATTGATAATTTTGAATTTACAATTTTAGAACATGTGCACAATGAAAATAATTTATTTGATAGAGAGCAATATTACTTAAATAGTATACTAAAAGCTGATTTTTACTTGAAAGGAAATTGTGATTACTTTATTAAAAATGGATATAATTTATCCCCTACAGCAAATGGCAGGAGAGGTGTTAAAGAAATTGATGTTTCTCATAAATTTACTAAAGTAATAGAATATGGTCGGGATGGTAAATTTATTAAAATTTGGGATTCTATTCAAGAAGCTTCTAATTTTCATAATATAAGCTCAGCCAGAATTACAAGAATTTGCATTAATAAAGGTAAGGGTTTATATCCTTTTAGATATTACACTTCAGATTATTTGCAACAAATTGTATTTAAAAAGAGAATAAAAACTTTTTCAGAAGAAACTAGGGCGAAAATTTCTAAGACACTTATAGGTAGACAAAGTTTAAAGAAAAGAAAAGTTATTCAAAAAGACAAACAAGGAAATATTATTAACAATTTTCCGTCTATAACAGAAGCAATGAAGATCACAAAAATAAAAGGAATTGCAAATGTATTAAGCGGCATATCAAAAACAGCAGGAGGTTACTTATGGGAATAAATATCGGAACTAAAGTTATATGTGTAGACTCATCGATAAAAGAAGGTCTCAACATGGAAGAGTTTAAAATGGACTTTGAGCAGTGGGTAAAAAAAGGCGAGGAATACACAATTAGAAGTATTGATGAAAATGATGGTTTGGTGGTGAGCGTGCTTTTGGAAGAGATTAAAAATCCTATCAGGTATTTTAAAACGATAGGCCGGTTTAAAGAATCATCGTTTAAAATTGAAAGGTTTAGGGAGATTGAAACTGCAGTTGCAGAACTTACCCAGGAATTAAAAATGGCATCTTAAACAATAAAGGATATGACGAAAAAGAAAAGAATCGAAGTTTTTGAGAAATTTAATGGTCTTTGTGCTTACACAGGGAAGCCGTTAAATGATGGTTGGCAAGTTGACCATGCTATGAGTAAATACCAACATACTCAAAACGCTTATTATAGCTGTGGAAGTGTTGAAGAAGTAAATGTTAAATTAAAAGAGGTTGACAATATTGAAAATCTTTTCCCCGCTTTAAAGATTGTTAATCACTATAAGCGAAGCTTAGATATTGAAGGATTCAGAAGGTATATGTCCAATTTTCATCTGAGATTAGCAAAACTACCAAAGAAAACCTTAGTAGAAAGAACTAAAAAGCGGATTGAATATATGAATAATGTAGCGTCTGCATTTGATATTACTCTTGATAAACCATTCAGCGGAAAGTTCTACTTTGAAACTATTAATTCATCAAAATAAAATACTCATGGAAGAAGATACAAAAGAAAAATTAGTTATTATTGTAATATCATTATTATTCGTAATATTTTTTTTATGGTTTATTATATTATTATTGACCGAATGAAAAATACGGCTTACTCTCCAACAGATAGAAAAACCTTAAACCTAAATTTATTAAACCTAAAAATAAAAGACGATGAATGCTGAAAAACGAGAAAATGAGTTTGAGTGGAATCAGTTTATTAAACTTGGTGATATGATGGGTGACGGTCTTCATCATGAAGAACCTTGGATTGCAAAAGAATATAAAAAACTCGCTGAAATTCTTATGCCTGTTTTAAGAGAAACTGAGAAGAAGAGAAGAGTAAATAAAAACGAATCTATTAATCTTCAGCTTGCTGAAAAATTAAAAATTGATAAATGTAATTGCGGTTCTGATTTAAAGCAGGTTCGATCAGGAAGTAAAGCTGTTCAATGTGTCAATAAAGAGTGCAATAAGAAATATACTTACAAATCTAAAAAACCATGAACACACTAGAACAAATAAAATCCAATTGGACAAAGACAGACGAGACTATCTACAAAACCCCTGAAATAAAGTTGGCTTCACTTGAAGCGGCGAAAACAAAAGTGATAGCAAAGACATGAAAACATTATTAGAAATATTAAATGAGCAAAGTATAAGTGCCGGGTTTCAAAATTTCAATGATGCAACTAATAGAGGTCGTGTTTATTTAATTGAACATATTATTGATGAAGCTGGAAAACAATTTTTAAAACAATATCAATAGTAATTATATGAAAGATTTTTCAAAAGAATTAAGATCTGGAAATTTCGTAAATTTATTCAAAGGAGTTTCAGATGAAGGGGCAGAGTATGAATTTTATGAAATGACTCCATTTGATATTTATAAAGTTTCTGAAAGCGAATGTGATGACATTGAACCAATTCCAATAACCAAAGAAACCATTGAAAAATACATTGATTGGAGTTTTGAATATGGCTTTAATAAATCAGTTGTTGAAAAAGAGTATTGGACTGAATATCATTTTTTAATGGAAAATGTAATTGAAGGGTCTAGTGACTTTGAAATAATAATTTCTGAAAGCAAGGAGCATTCGGAATTATCCGAGATTACTTATTACATTGACGATAATCAATTAGAACTTGGATTAGATGATACTCTTCACAATCTGCAGAATCTCTTCTTTATTTCAACCGGACAAGAATTACCAATTAAACAAAATATATTATGACTAAATCACAAGAAATATTAAAAGAATATTTTCCCAATCACAGACTAAATGACAAATGGGATTTTGAATTACTGCAGTTCTCGGCAGAAGATATGATTGACTTTGCTAATTACGTAGCAAAAAAATCTTTAGAAAAAGCTAGTGAAAATATAATATTAACTTATAGTGAGTTTAGAAAAAAAGATGATGGGCATTTTGGATGGATTGAAAAAGATTTCAATAATTTATGGATTCTAAATGATGGAGCAAATATTGTAGCTAAAAAATCATCAATTATTAATCCTGAAAACATAATTTGTTATGAGACAAAAGAAATCTAAAAACAGTTTTATTCCCGAAGCAGGAATATTAGGACAAGAATTTAAAAAAGGTGAAAAGGTTATTACTGATAAAGGAAGAGAAGTAATAGTAGTATCACAAAGACCTTTGAGAAACTTTACAACAGTATATGATGGGAATACCACGTTTACAATAGCTACAAGCCGATTAACAAAAACACAACAATAAATATCACCATTCATATGAATGGTGATATTAGTTTAAGTGATATTTTGGCATATTAATTAGATTCGCCACATCCTTATCGACAAGGAATATTATACACTCTTCAATAGATCGAAATGTAGACTCGTATAAAACTAAATCAAGGTTTGAGTCATCAAAAGAATATAACTGCATAGAACAAGATCTATTTAATATGTATCGATGATTATCCGGAGTTAGTACAGTTATTTGAGCCGCAAAATATTCTGTATCGATAGAAAACCCTATAAACCTGTTTTCCTGGTTTATTTCTAAAAGTCTTATGGAATACTTGATCTCGCTGAGAACTTCGAAAATTTCATTAGACACTTCGTTGAAATAGTCTATTAGGTTGTTAGTATTCATATCTAATTATTTATATAATAAATTTACGTAAATATATTTAGTATAAGATAAAAAAAATACCGATCATAATTGACCGGTATGTAATAACCATAACACTAAAATAATAATTATGAAACATTAAACTATTCACAAAAAAATGAAAAACTTAAAATTAGTTGCCGAAAAAGGAATCGAACCTTTGACATTCGCTTTATGAGAGCGACACTCTACCAACTGAGTTATTCGGCCTTTAAAAATATGCGCCATAATTGACGCATACTTATGAATAATAATTTCTAATTAGAGATCTAGAATTATATAATACAAATATATAAAATATACTTTATATTACAATATATTTTTTAATAAATTTCAATTTCACCATCTTCAATATTCGGTGTAGGATAAATTAATAGTGTTACCCCGGCTATACGAACCCCAGATGTTTTTATATTTGAATTATTTTCATTTGAATGAGTATATGGAATGGCTTTATGAAATTCATCATAATCTCCCATGCTCATAATAGCTACTTCAGGAATTATTCCGTTAGCCTTCTTTTCTAATATTTTATAAGTCATTTGGTTAATTATTGAAGATTGTTTTACTACCTGCTTTATTTTTTCTTCAATCAAACTATAATTCTCAGCAAATATATATTCTTTAGGGTCTATTTTGTCATCGGCAGTATCTTTAGCCATTCCTTTTCCAAACACATTTAATTTTGGTTTTACAGCATCCCAATCTTTTAAAGATGTGGGAAAAACAGCTTCTTCAGGCAAATCTATACTCGGATTAATTCCATCATAAGCTTTTTCATCAGTCTTTTTAAAAACTTCTTTCTCAAGTTCAACCCACTCTTCTTTTGTATATTTATCTCTTAGTGACATAGCATTTATTTGTTTTTAAATTATACCCAATGTGGGACATGATAAAGTTTTATTTCTGGCATAGTCATTTCGGGATATAGCTCATTGAATTTATTTTGTATTTCAAATGGGTTTAATTTAATTGTTTCTAAAACTGTTTCATTATCTTCATTCAGATCTTTAATAAACCCAAAATAAGTATAATTTCCATTCATCCCATCAGTCAAAAATAATGGTTTAAATTCTTTAGATTTATCATATTCCATTTCTGGATAGAAATCTTTCTCCCAGTATTCTTCGGTGAATTCTTCACCTAATTTGATTCCGTAAATAATATAATTTTCTAATCTTGTACTCATAATCTTGTATTTTTAGTGTAAGCATTTTCTATTTCTTTAAACCGATTATATTGAAAATAAACATCATCTCCTTTCTTTATTTTATTCTTTTCCTTTTTAGTTAATTCACATTTATCTATAAATTCCATAAGTGTTGGCCAGAATATATTTTTTTTCCGTTTCAAAAAAGCCGCGTCACTATTATATGCAGGCTTTCCTTTGTCATTAATATGAATTTCTCGTGTAGATTGATGATACATTCCAATGGTCCCAGGAAGTAATTCTTTTGAACATTTAGCTTTAATATAAAATTCAAAAGCTGAAGAACTTAATTCATTATAGCCTGTTAATGTAAATCGATCAGGATCTATATTTATTATTTCTACCATTAAATCTAAAATCCATGCACTGCCTCCATCTGAGCTTAAATAAATATGAATATTTTTGTGTTGAGAATTATAAGCGTCAAATATTTTTTCAAGCATTTCTTTATCAAATGACTGGTCATGGAATAGTAGCTTCATAGTATTATTTTTAAGGTTAAAAAAATCCCTTTAAACTTAATAAAGGGATTTGCCCGGTTTGGATAAGCATTATTTTCTAAATGACTCTAATTGAATCAAAAGATGAAAATATTTTTCAAGAATCATAGCTTGTTCTACTGTTATTTTATCTGTAATTATAGCATCAATAACCTTCTCAATTTTGTCTCTTAACTCCATAACTAAAATTTTATTGATTCTTTTCTGAACTCTTTTAAAAGTTTCGTAAGTTCAAGAGAAGCTTGTCTAGCTCTTCTTCCGGCGGAACTATTTCCTTTTTCTACTTGGTTATTTGCGTTAGTTTGAAATGCTTCGATTTCTGCGTTGATTTTAGCAACTAATTCTTTCATGTTGTTTTGAATTTAAAATTATATTATTCTTTTGGTAAAATTTTTCCAGCATAGTAATCTTGTTCAACTTGATAGGGATCATCAATATAATCATTTAATAATCTTTTAAGCTCACGCTTACTAGATACTGCTACTGATTGGCATCCTACATTTACTACGTATCCTCTATTCAAAGGCTGAATATTAATACTTCTCATTTCTGTTTGACAAGTTTGATTTGTAGATTCATTTGCTGTTGCATTCATTGGGTGAGGGTCTGGTGGCATGCACACCTCTAATTGTTCTTCCATGTCTAAATTATTTTTATATATAGCAAATATATATTATTTATTTTAAAGTACCATCAATTAATCCTAAAAATTGCTTGTGACTGCAATATTTTATTTTTTCAAATAACTTCTGGTACTGTCCATGAGTAAATTTTACATTACTTAAAGCTGAAAATCTCTTATCAAAAATTACTTTTATAGTTTCAAGTTCTTCCCTGATCTTGTCAATAATTTTATAATTAGGTTTATTCCCAAATTCTATAGCCACGAAAGGAGCGCTAATCAAAATAAATTCATAACCGGTAATAATAAATAAAAGTTCTTCCAAAGCCCAATCATTTGTCTTTTGATAATCTGATAATAGTTTTGAAGATAAGGATTTAAAATACCCAATTACCGATTCATAATCCTTCATATACTGTTCCTTCCTATTATTCTTTTGGTAGACTCCAAACATATAGTCTGAGTCTCCATCCGAAAGCTTCTGTAGGTGGTTATATATTTTATTCTTTGTGAATACTCCTTTCTCATGTAAAACTTCAATTGTTGGCAATATGTCCTGAGTGATAAAAGTTATTAACTGATAATTCAAAGTGATGTTTTCAGTGATTGGTTTTTGTTTAGGAGTTGGAATTGTAACTTTTAACTGAATTTTATTTTCTAAGAAATCTATAGCGCTCATTATTTTTTATTTAAAGTTACTTCTACTTTATTTCCGGATATTTTATAACTCATATTCACTACACATTCACTTGATAGTATTGAATACATTTCTATTTTGTGATCCTTTTCTTGGATCGTGTTTTGTTCTATTTTGATATACATTTTTATTGTTTTAAAAGTTCTGGGTTATCATAAATATTGCCGATAGGTTTTATGTCTTTAATAAAAGATAATAATATTGTTTGGTCTTCATCGGCTGTTGTAGCTACAAAATTTGACCATCTATATTCTATAAATCTTACAGATTGTCCATTCATTACAATATCTCCCTCCCATATTTTAATTTCTGATTTTGTTATACCTACTAATTGACCTAATGTTTCAGGATTAATTTCATGACATGTAAAATTATCATCACTTAAATTAGTGGTAATTTTGTGTTTGCTATTAGTATTATCAACCCAATAATAACCAATAGCCCATTCATTATTGTCGACTCGTTTCCCTCTAAATAAAATAGTTCTTTTCATAATTATTAAAATAAGCAGATTAATATTGCATCTCTTGTATCTTGATTCGTTTTCTTATTTAATTCAACCCCTATAGGCTTTAATAAATTAACTAATTCTTGATGTGTTATTTTACCTCCTGATCCCTTCCATTTTTTTAAAAGAGGTTTATAAATTTTAAAGTCTACACCAATATCATAACACATTTCAACTAACTTCTTTCCAACTGCATGATTCTCGCCGACCTTACGCGAAATGGCATCTGAAATATTTTGTATTTTAGTATTTCGGTAATTTGATTTTTTCACAATCCACCCAGCCTCAATCTTAACCAAATGAATATCTTCTTTGTTTTGTATAAGCCAACGGTATAAGTCAAAAAAACTGATTGCCATATATTGAAGCTCTTTTGTTTCTTTATTGTAAATCCCACATCCATTAAGAGTCACATCAGGATCTAAACCGACAATTAGTTTTTTATTCTTCATTATTTATTATTTCAACAGGAATTCCTGCATTTTTAAATTCTTGGATTATTTGTGGTGCTCACCAAGGCAGATCGTTATCATTTTCACCACCAAAAGCATCTTGTGTATTTCCTTGTGGAACTTTACCTTGTGGAGTAGCAGTTACGGGTTTAGTTATTTTCCAAGCGACTAAACTATTAAACCATCGTTTTTGTCCTTGTGTATTAGTATAACTTTTGCCCCGCAAATTGATGCCTACATCTACAGTATCGCCAATCTTATGAGCGTCTATCAAATCTACTTTATCTGAAAACAATTCAAGTAGTATTTCTTGGCTATATTGCTCTTGAGTTTTAATAACAAATTCTCTTTTCTGAAAGCCAGAAGCAAAAGTTTGTGTTTCTCCAATATGAATTATTTCTCCATTTAAGTCTGTCATGATCTTTTTTTATTAGTTATTAAAATTTCCTCGTTAAGATATTGCCTTTTTATTTCTGTTCTAATAGCTTTACTTAACTTATTAATTGTTTTTTTATCCTTACTATTAAAGTATTGAAGCATTGCCGGCAATACATAACTAACCATTTTTATAATTCCAATGTTACTGATAATCTTCTCCTTCCCAAAATCAATCTCCATATCTTTTAAATCATTCGGATTAAAATTAATATGCATCTTAGGATAAAGATTTCTCTTAATAATAACACGGTCCATTTCTTCTGATACTTGATAGATAGGGTATTTTCTTGTAACCCTAAATATTTCTTTCTCTGCAGCATCAAATTGAATTGTATAGTTCGCCGCCAAAAGAATCTGTTCCATTTCGTAAAGATGAGTTTCCTCGTGTCCAGACATTTTTCGCTCTATAGATTTTATAGTAAGACCACAAGAACTTAATATTTTTGGTATATCACCAGGGCGAATCCCATTTGTTATAAGATCATTTAACATAGCATCCCATATTCTCTTAGTAAATCCAGATTGATAATTGTAGTGATTTCTTCTTTTACCAGTAGTGGTTTGAACTATTCCGAAAAGGTCTATATGTTCACATTTCCACTGCTCTTTTTTGACCCATTCTCTGAGTTTTCCATTGAATGCCATATTATTTTAATTTAAAATTTGTATTACTTCTGCGAAATAATCTCCTACGTTGTATATTTCCTTTATTGAGTTTTCTTCGTTTTTTAACCTGTTGTCGTAAACTTTTGGATTTATCATGTTTGTCTGTAATAGTATTGAGTTCTGGCAACTCTGAATATACGCCATTGAAAAGGTCAGGTCTTTGCTTGGAATATTTGATAAGGCGGCTATAATACAAGTCTTTCCTAATGGCTGAAAGTAATATTCTATCCCATTCTCCCTGATTTTCATTTTGGTAACTTTCAACAAATAGCCTATACCTACCTCGGTGTTTTGTGACTGCATATGTAAATTTTGGTTTATATCGTTCATCCGTTTGAAATTTTATTAAGTCCAGTATTTTTTCGGTTAAAGTATTTTCTCTATAGTATTTATAGGTAGCTCTATGAATTAAATAGCATAAATGAAATATATTGAATTCTTTTAATAGTTCATTAAAAACGTTAGTAATTTCTAAATATCGGTGAGCATGATCATCGGTTAAGGAATAAATTTCTATGTTATGGCAGTAGACTTTATTCTGATAAAATAAAATTCCCATAAAGCTACAATCTCCATAATGGTCGTAAAATTTATTCATTGTTTCTGCTCCATGAAAATTATAGAATTTCTTCTGTATATTATATGGGGCAAAAAATAAATATTCAAATAATTTTGCAGTATGTAAATTTTTTTCAGCCAATTTTATAATATTATTTTTCCCATTTGTTTAGAGGACAACTATCAATTTTGAATACAGAAAAATATTTTGCTGGCAAATAGCATGAGCAACCTCGAACTAAAGTGTGTAACCCATCAATTATTGTCAATGTTTTTCTTCTTTTTGAGCACCATCCGAATCGATTAAGAACACAATCACTGCACATTTCTTTCCGGTGTTCTATTTGTTCTGTCAATTCATCATCTTTTATGAAAGCCATTTTATATCCAATATAAAGAAGATAGCTTTCAAGGATATCTTTTATTTTATTTTTAATAGCGTGCATTTGCATAATGAATGTATTTTCTCATTAATGAATTTATCTCTTCAGAGTCATTAAAAAGACATCGTTTAGGCTCAAACCATTTTTCGAATTCAAATCTTCGAGTATCTTTATACTTAGCAAATTGAATTGCTTCATTAATTTTTTCTTTAGCCTTAACTTTAAGGTCTTTTAACGCATTTAGCGATACGACTTTTTCTTGCATAGTATTATTTTTTAATTAATTCTGTTATTTGGTCAATTGTCATTGCAATTGATAGTATTCCGAAAAATATTGATAATTTTATTAGTGCCACTATTCAACTTGTTCATAAGTTTTATCGAATACCTCAGGTTTACAAGGATAAAATTCGCCCTGAATTCCTTTAATAATAAAATCGCCAAATGAAGCAATTTGAGTTTCATTGTCAGACTCCATTGTTTTAAGTCTTAAACCACCTAGTTCTATGCAGTTATTTTCAAAAGTTTCCCATGCGTCATATGCAGCATTGCAATTTAATTTAACTGATTTCTCACCATGAATAAATCGGTATACTTCAGCAATATTATTTTTTGTAAGTTGTAATGCTTTTATTAACATTGGTTTTTTTCGATATGTTTTTATCATTTTATTGAATGTTATGTCTTATTTTTAATCCTAGTATATGTTTTTTTTGCTGGTTTGTTTAATGCTTTATCTAATTCCCAACCAGCATTTATTCTATATCTATAGAATTCAGGTCTTTCTTTTAGATTTAATATTCTGATTAAATTCATCAAGGCTATTTTTTCTCCTTTATACTCTACATATATATTTGTACATGTATTATTAGAATTAACTAATTTGGTTACCCATCTACAATTGTCAGGAGAATAACCTCTTGAATTATCCCTTCGATCAATCTCTAATCCTTTTTTATAACCATTATTTTCAGACCAGATCCTAAAAGACTCAAAGTCATTAATCCAATCTTGACAAACTCGTATGTTTTTATCTTTATAATTTCTCCTGTTCGCATCTGATCCTTTTCCATCACATCGATCTTTCATAGACCTCCACACTTTACATAATAAAGAAGCTCCTTGCCCATTTCTTTTTTTTCCAAGACAACCACAGCTTTTAACTCTGTTTGAAACTAAATGAGATCTTCTAATTCTTTTAATTGCGCCACATTTGCATAAGCATTCAAAACTCCTTTGTTCTTGACCTGACGGTTGAGTGAATTTTTCAACTTCTTTTAAAACTGTTAAATTATTAAAAGTCAAACCTATTATTTCATCTTGGTTTCTTTTTCTCATAATCTATTTTTACTAAATCCTAATTGTTTCGCCTCTTCTACATGCAACTCGATGTAGTTATGACAATTGAAACAGCATGCTAAGAAATCCTCTATATTTATAAGCCTATATTCGATTCGGCCAGCCATATGATGAACTTGAGTAGTTTCTTTGGTACATTTAGTTTTATTATTATTTATGTTTGCCTGACAAATCGGATTATCTTTTACAAATTGATCACGAATTATTTTATATTCAGCATTTTTTTCTGCTTGCTTCTCCGAAACTTTTTTAATTGGTTTGCTAAATTTTATTTGCCAGCAAAACTTACAAAGTCCTTTACTAAAAATAAAAGGCTTTTTACAATCTAGGCACAGCTTCTTAGACTTAAACATATCACAAATATATAATATATCTTAATATAAACCAAGGATTAATGTGTTAATTTTTAGCAACCAATATAAAAATATAAGTTATACATATTTTTGTTTTAAAATATACAAGACCTATGAGCATATTAGACGAAATAAAAGTCAGTAGAGAAGAGGCTTCAGCAACACCAATAGTGAATGTTCCAGAGGAAAATTCTGAAACACCCACTCCGGTAGAAGTTCAAACTGCACCAGAAGAAACCACAATAGAAACTATCGAGACTGCAGTAGAGCAGCCTATAACTAATCAAGAACCAATAGTTGTTCCTGAGGAAAAGCCAAAAAGCCAATTCGCTAATGAAGAAGTAGCAAGAATGAATGCTTATTTGACAAAGTACCCAGAGAAGACATTGGATGATTACAAAGCTTTAACAACACCAGTTGAAAGTTTACAAGAAGATGATTTATTAAAGTCATATCTTTCTGAAAAAGAAGGAAAGACTAAATCACAAATCGAGTATGCTTTAAAACAATTGGAGTTGAAAGAACAAGATCCTGATTTTGATCCCGAATTTGAAAATGACGAAACTGCTTTAGAAAATCTAAAGCGAAAAGGAGATCGAGAAGCAATGATTCAGAAGGCCAGAGAATGGCGTGAAGACTTCGTTAAAAATGAATTAAATTTTGACGGCGACAGTCTAGAAACTCAAACACCTGCTCAGGCAGAATTTCCTTCAATCGAAAAATTCGTGGAAGATGCTAAAAACCAGCATTTAGAATATCTCCAAAATTACAGGACTGAAATTTATAAAGCTTTACCTGATTTAAATAAGATTGATTTGGAAGTTCAGGGTAAAACCGTTTCTTTCGTTCCGGATGAAAATTTCAAAACGGAAATGAGAAAAGGAGCTGAGGATATTTCACAGATCGGCAATGAATATTTCGATGAAAAACAAAACATCAAAGATGCTAAGGGATTCATCACCAACAATACTTTATGGGCAAATCCTAAAACAAGACAACCTATGATTGATTTTATGATTGAGCAAGCCATCTTAAATGATAGAGCCAACACCGATAAGTTAAGAAGAAATATTACACTTGACAATGCTGATGGAAGATCTGTTCCGCAATCTACAGAAAGAGGGGATGTTGTAGATAAACTATTCAGCAGGAATAGAGGTGGTTTTTAATTTAATTTAAAAATTTAAAAAGTAAACAAAATGGCGATTACAATTACGACACAACCCGAAAAATATTTCGTTAGTCAAATCGAAGAAGAACAAAGACCCCTTATCTCTGAGCTTGAAATTACAGGACTTTGGAAGCCTGAATATATCGGAAGATATGTAGCAGAGAAAATGGACGACACATCTCTAATGGCTCAGTTAATGATTCAGGGGAGAGAAATGGCTGTTTCTACAGACCAGATCGTTTGGAAAGAAGAAGATAATAATTTTTCAGTAAACAGTATTACAGGAAAAGGGCTTATCACGAGAGCAGCGAATGTATTTACATTAAATGCTTCTGCAATTCCGGCTGATCCTTATGATATTGATTCTAACAGACCAGCAAATGCACAGATCATTGCTGAAGTTGGAATGAACTTTATGGTAATTGATCCAGCAGGAGAAATGAATCATGGAGAGATTACAGCGATTGCTGCAGATCATAAATCATTTACAGCTAAGTGGATTGGGGAAGGAGCTACAGCTTGGACTATTGGATTAACTGATTTAGATATTTTCTTCTACGGTTATAATTTAGATCATTGCGAATGTGCGCCGTGTATCGGATATAAAACTTATGCTCCAACAAGAGAGAACTCAATGTTCAAAGACGGACAATGTACTGAGTATTGTGATGAAACTATTGCAAATGAGGGAGGCGGAGCTTATGACCTTTTAGAAGTTGGAAATGGAGATTTCGTTACAGTAGATGAAAGATTACAACAAGCCCAGATGTCTTTACTTGAAAGAGCTGAATGGCAAATGGCTTTTGGAACAAGATTGACTGAGGCGCAAGCTACGGCTTCCGGAAAAATTGCAAGAGGTTTAAATGGTATCTTCCCTATCCTTGATAAAAGAGCTTTAAAGTTCGAAGGAATGATCGAATCTTTTGCAGATTTAAAAGAGATTACTAAATATCTTAAAAGAGAAGGTATTAAAACTGCTACACTTAGATGTAGTGATGACCAAATGTCAAAAATTAATGAGCTGATTCCAAATTTCACTCAATTACAATTTGATCCATTTACAGATCATACCAATCAAATGTTTTACATTGGTTTTGGTGGGCTTAAAGTTGATGGCGTTACATTGATCTTTAAAGAATGGTCTGCATTAAATTCTCTTTCTGAGAACCTTGCAGCAAGATACCATTATGTAATTATTCCAGAAGGTAATCTTACAAGAGTACTTAATGGAGTAAAAACTAAAGTTGGATACTTACAAATTGTTTGGTTCCAAGATTTGAACAAAAGAGCATATAAATTTATGAGAGTAGAAAGCGGTGAACAAAGCTGTGGAAATCATAAAATTGATTATGTAAACAAAATGACTATTGCATTATTCCATCCTGAAAAATGGATTATTGGAGTAGCCGTACCAGCAGAAGAAGAATAGTCTGTATTATTTTTGTATCTCTATGGAATAATATTTCCGTAGAGATACTTTTATTTAAATAAATTAATAAATAAAATGGCAAAGAAAAATAAAAATGTAATTTATATGTTCGATAGAACATTAGTGAATATGGTTTTAAAACCAGAACATGAAGTAAATCTAGAAGACGGGACCAAAGAAACATGGAGACTTGTAAAAGGAGATTCAGAATTAAATATAAAAAAGCAAAGACCAAATGCAGTTATCAATAGATTTAGAGTAGCCACAGAAAAAATGGTTATATCAGATCCTACAACTCAAAAATGGCTTGAATCCAAACCTTACTTCGGAAAAAAAATAAAAATATACGACCAGGCTGAAGAAAATAAGAAAGCATTAGAAAGTGTTATGGCAAATGTCAATACCGTACTAAAAGTTTCTAATTTAAATAACGAAGAATTATTAGGTTTAGGATATCAAGTATTTGGGCAGACGGCTTTAAATATGGTTAAGGAAGAAGGTAGTTATGATGGTCTTAAAATGCAATTATTGGCTAAGGCTAATAATGAGGCGGATACTATTGAAGCACTTTTAGACAAAGAGAAAAATTCTTCTTCTACATGGTGGGCCTTAGCGTTCGCTAAAGGATATATTAAAGAAGATCAATCCGGAACTGAAATCACATGGGGAGAAAAACATGGAGGGGCAAAAATTATTAATGTTACAGTTGGAGTAAAACCTATAGATGCATTAACAGAATATGCAACTACTGAAGAAGGTCAAACTTTAAAACAATTAATTGGTCAAAAGATGGTAGATAAAGTAGTATCAAAAGATGCTAAAACTTTATCTGAACCAACTGATGCTGGAAACATATATCCTGATAAGCTTGTAGACATGAAAGAATACGCTAAATCTAAAGGATATGATTTAGATGAATATGTTGAAATTACTCGTAGAGACAAGATGGTTGAATATCTTGATAGTAAATTAAATCCAAAAGTATAAAATGATCAACATACTTTACAATATTATAAACACAGCTTTAAATAAAAATCAGATGGGGAAAATTTCTCCATCTGAATATAATTCAGCTTTATATGAGGCCTTAATGAAAATTTATGCAGAATTATTTGCAGACTTCCGTAAATTGAATTATCGAAAGATGAGATTTCAAGATAGTGCCGGATATGGTAATGAAGCATTTAATTTAAAGCAGGTCCTAGAATATTTTGTTCGAGAAAGGAATATTGTAACGAGTGGTAGAGAATTTACATTAGCTGAAGATGTAATGTTTTTAAGCTCTGTTTTTGATGAAGATGTTGAATATGAAAAGACAGATTTGAAAGTGTTTAATTCATTAACTAGATCTAGTAAGATGGCTCCGACAATATGCAGTCCAATATATACTTTGAATGAGAATATTGTAAAAACACAACCTTTTAAAACTCCAATAACTATTACTTATTTTAGAAAATTAAAACAGCCTAAATGGACCTATTTAGTAGTTAATGGTGTAGAAATGTTCAATCAAGATGCTACTGACTTCCAAGATATAGATATGCATCCAATAATGCTGTCAAGGATATTTGTTGAAGTATTAGGAATATGCGGACTGAATTTACAGATGGACCAAGTTGAAAATTATGTAAATGCAATGAAGCAAGAAAATATTGTAAATAAACAATAATTTATTTGTATATATAAAAAGTAATTCCTAGTTTTGTTATAGAAAAAGAAACTTTTTTCATTTCTATAAATTTTTCAAAGAGAGCAAAATCCGGCGACACGAGTTTCCGGATTTTTTTATTTAACGCTTACCACAGCTTGCACATCCTTTTTTAGATTTCTTTACTGCCATGGCAGTAATCTTTTCTTCTATCTTCTGTTTGATTACGGTTGGTTGTAATGCTTTTATTTTTAAAAAATTACCCATGTTATATTGTATTTGAAAGGTTTATTTCAGGATTGTTTTCTTCTCTAATATTATCTATTTCTCCATTACGAAGTTTTATTAATTGTTGCTGATTGTCAGCGCTTTTATCAATACCTTTTATTCTAATTTCTTCATCTCTATCTTTTTTAAAAGCAGTTTCATTAGATTGGAAATCCATTCTCATTTGCTCCAATCTAGCTTTAAAATTACTTCTTTCGTTTTCTGTTTGTAATTTTAATAATCCTTCAGCTTCTAATAATTTCATCTGCATTTCAAATTCCTCACGTTTCTGTTTTGCTTTTAATTCTGCTTCAAGTTGTATAGTAATTCTTTTCTCTTCATTAGAAATTCTTGATGCCTGGATATTTCCATTGTTGGCTTCCTGGACTTTTTGCATTTCAAAATCCTGATTCTCTTTTTTGCGTTTATCAATTTTAAGTCTTAAAGTCCTTAGTGCAACTTTTTTATTTCTAATATTTAAAATTTCCTCACCATCTAAAGGATCTATAATCTGTTGAGTAACATAACTATTTACATTTTGAATAAGAGCCATCCTTTCTTGTCGCGTTGGCACATAATCCTGATAAATACCGAAGTAATGTGATGATCTATTTTTATACTTTTCTAAAATATCCACATCATCCGTGCCAATCATCCCAATATATTTATCCTTAATATTACTCCATTTAAAAATATCATTAATTCTTGAACTTACTACTTGGAATATTAATATGGACCAAGTATGCAAAGAGTCGCTATAATCCTTCATCTGAATATTATCAGATAATCTGTAAGGCTCAATATCAAAGAGTGTTTTAGGGTCTGGTTTAGCTTGGTCAAACCCTAGATATCCGAATGATTCATCCAGCAATCTTACATCTTCCACAAATTGAACCATAAGTTCACGTAGGGCATAAGGAATTCCGGTAGGTATTTCCGTTAATGCACGATTGCCTTGAGTTGGTTCCCCATCTTCATCCAGTGTTTTTCTAAATGCAATATCCAATGAGAAATAGAATGATAAAACTTCATCTGGAGTAAGTTTTTTATTCCCTAAAGTTATATTTGCAATCATATCCGGATCAATCTCAGAAATAATACCTCGGAGTTTATTTCTTTGGTGAGTAATTCTCATTCTTAATTCCTGAATAGAATCTACTCTGGGGATAACTTCTTCAACAATAGGGTTATAACCAGTATCGGTAATACGAGGCGCAAAAGCAATATATGGAGGCAGGATATTTCCTTTATACTCCGGCATATTCTCAATAAGTCTATGTCTGATAACTTTTCTTTCGTTACTTAAAACCATTATTCCTTCATACCACACAGAATGGTTGGAAGAAATTTTCTCTGAAACATCTGATTTGTAATTAGGATCAGGATTATACTCTTTATCAGTTCCTATATCTTTTGTTCTGTCAATTAGTTTAATAGCTTTTGTTTCTCTATCAATTTTCTTTTTTAGGACTGTTTGGTGAAAAGTTTCAAAATTATAATAAAGGACTCTAACCAATGTTTTATTATCATCAATATCTTCATTCACCGTAGCCATTACCATTTTTCTAATATCTTCGTCAAGTAAAACAATTCCTGATGCTTTAGCTATGTTTTTTAATTGATAGATACTGATTAATCTTTCCTCAGCAAAATATGTGCAGTCTGTAAAAAATTTATTATTTGTTTTTGAATGTATAAAATTTTCAGGTCTTACCCATCTTATTTTAATTCCTTCAACTTTACATGTTTCAACTGCAGCAACGCCTAATCCACATTCTACAGCATCTTTTAAAACTTTAGATTGAATCTCTTCAAACATATTTTCTTTTGAGACTGATTGTAAAACTAATTCTTCAGCGGTTTCTATTGATAAAGGCTGTTCTGTTAGTTCTTCAAGTTCTACTTGTTCTTTTGATTCAGGAATTTGTTCTGCCGGAATATCTGAAAATCCTCCATTAACTTGCGCCATCTGTTGGATAAAATCTTTAGCATAGAATAAATCTAGCTTTTCATTTTTCCTAGTTGATTTTTCTTCCCTAGCAGTTGGGTCTAATGCATAAACAGAAGGCGTAAACTCCTTCATGTCAACACTATTGTAAACTTTTCTTAAAAGCTTTGGTAACAAATTTAATTTATCATCCCAATCAATATGTAAAAATTCATCATTGATATATCTACGCTTTATATTTTTCTTACATCTTTCTATAGGATGATCACCAATAGCATAAGCTCTATTGAGTTTAAATTTTTGCTTATTCATTGAAAGCTTATGATCCCATTCACTCCAAATGGCTTCTGCGTATTTCTTCCCAAATTCAAAAGAATCTTTCTCTTCGTTGGAAACTAATTCATTTGGGTATTTGTATGTATTAATCATAGGTTAATTGGCTGTTTTAAATAAGTCCATAATATCATATTGGGTTATAGTCTCTTCTGTCTTTGGTTCTTTCTTTTTATATTTAGTATTAGCTAATACTGCGAGTTGCAAAGCAACGGTAGTATCACATTTTTGTCTGATTCCACCATTATAAATCTGTAATTCTTCTAACATTTTAAGATAAGCAATTTTAAGATCATCTTCATCAACATTGTCATTAATATTTTCAATAATAAAAGTTTTTAATGCCTCTTCCTGATGTGGTACAGATGCATTTGAAGAGTATATTCCGCCATACTTTTTACCATCATTAGAAAGTTCAGACTTCAATTTAGTAGGATCTTCTAATACGTATCCTCTATATCCACGTTTATAAAGAGTTGTTACTAACTTATCTTTATTTGTTTCAGGTAACACTGGCATAGAAAAATAAACCATAGCTTTAATTACGTCATCAATAGCTTCTTCAATAGTATCAGGCCTATGATTATAATATAAAAATACTTTATTTCTTTCATTCGGAGCAAGTAAATATTCATTATTTTTTGTAACTCCTACAAATCCCTGATTTGAACCAGTTCCGTATTTTGCTCTATCTGACTGATAAGGGTCAACCCCAAATGCTCCTAATGCTGTATTTACAGGATATCTTCTTCCTCCATCTTTTACATTAACCTGATTTCTAAATTCAACTAGAGGCATCCATGATGATTGAAATCGTCCTTTAGGTGTATGCTTTATTTCAACTCCTGCAGGATTATCTTTTATTCCATCTTTCCAATACAAATCAAATTTAGTAACAAGTAATTCGTATTTAGGATTTTTTTCAAATGTCTTTAAAAAATTAGCATGGTTAGTAACGCCTTCTGTTCCGTACATACTAGAAGCATCTTCATCTAAAAAGGCATCTGTATCAACTCTAGGGTTATTCCGCTTTTGAGCATTAAGCTTTTTCTGATTACCAGCACAAGCTAATTCCTTAGAATCTAAGTATTGCTTTGATCCAATATTTACGGTAGTTCCTCTTTCATTTAATATTTCTTCTCCATCAGGATTATCATAAATTACCCATCCATATTCATCAAAAAATCCTCTAGTTGAATAATCGGCAGGAATAAATATTGCATATAATCCAGTACTTGTTTGTCCTATATCGTTTCTTTGGGTTGTTTTAGAATTATTATAAAATTCTTCATAATTTTTACCTCCTTTGTTTGGAGGGTTGGCCGTGGAGCCACAAATTGCTTTTCCCACAATATCTGATCCTACTTCATGAGTCATCTTGTGAGCTTGTTCCCAGTATTCATTAATATCTAGATTACCTTTAAATTTTCCAATCTCATCATTGCCTGATATAGTTACTTCCGACCCATCATAAGCATCTACAGTAGTTGCTAGCGGCTCAATGTAAGTATCTAATCCAGTATCATCAGTAGATGATTTATTATTTAGAGTTATTTTCTTTTGTGGTGAATTAAATTCTAGTTTAGATTTAGGCTTAGCTTCACCGGTCCTTTGAGGTTGTAAATGTTTTGGGAATTTTAAGAAAGGTCTTACAATATGTTTTGTAAATAAATTACTTGCATCTCTATCAGTTTTTGAAACTATTGGATAATAACCTCTACGTTTCGTTATGGCGCTTCTTAGCATTTCACTTGCTAAAGTGACTGTAAAAGAAGACCTACGTCCTTTTAGCATCAAACTACCATAACATCTAGGATCGGCATAGCACGCTTCTAAAAATATGAAGTAATCTCTCTGGGTAATTCTAAAGTCTGGGTATTTGCCATCAGTAAGCATGTAATTTTGTAAGAAAAAATAATATCCACCAGGGATATAAATTATTTCTCCATCAATATATATGAATTCTCCATCAAATTTTCTTTTAAAATCTGCATCAATAAATTGTTTATTGTTATGAAATACAGAAACTATTATACTATCCTTATTTGTTTCGTCTGTATTATTCTTATCAAAGTTAGAAAGTTGTTTTGGGACCTCATGCCTTTTCCATTTTTGGAATTTTCTAGCAATGTTATAATTACGAACTTGTTTTGGCGGTTGTGGCAAGCCTATTTTTAAATTCTCAATTTCAACAATCTGTCCAAGTGTACCATCTCTTGAAATAACAATAAGATCATATTTTTTATGATAGCCGTAATTCCACGACAATTCTTTATTCCCTTTTTCAATTATATCTTCAGGGATATAATCATTTAAAATAGTATGGAGACTTCGTCTATATGTTTTATCACTTTGCATATCTCTCTGCTATTGTTGGTAACTGATATTTTTCTTGCTTCTCATTATTTACTGATTCGGGATCATCTAATGATGCTATTCTTTCTAAAATTATTTTTGCTAAATTTGATGCAATTTCTTTTGACTTTGCTACCGAAGATAAATAATCATCTGATACAGACTCTCTTTCGTATCTTTTTTTATCTTCATCGGTCATATGACCATCAGACATTAATTCTGTAAGCGGATCAATATAACCTACATTTCTAGTAATTACTTTTGTGAGTTCATGCCAAGTGGTAACCATTCCATTAATTACCTTCTTTTTATAAATTTTATCATTACTTTTATCAATATTTATCATGTCCATCATATTAGATACAGATAAATAGACTTGTTCCCTAGATTGAACGACTTTTAAAAGTTTGCCCTCTTGAACATTTCCTTTAGAGTCAGTTGGAAAAATAATTTCAGAATCTAAAATTTCTAACAAATCATCAATTGCCTTCTTAATAAAATCAGGCATATCTTTTTTAGCTTGTATAATAAATTTAGATTGACTTCCTATCATTTTAATCTTTCATTAAAAGGTCAAATCCTATTCCACTTTCTAAAATATTTCTAATTGAAACATCTGTATCGGTTTCTCCTTTTGATTTATTCTTCTTAAAATATTTAATACTTATTTTTCTATTTAAATATGCACATATAGCTTCTTCATCATTATATATTTTCCAAAAAAAAGTTTTTAATTCTTTTCTTTTTTCTGGACCTACCAGCATTCTTGAATGGCAAGATCTTTGTTCGGCTGTTAATTCTCCATCAACTTCCAGCAAGGCTAATAAAACAGGAGTTATACTACTATATCCTAATAATTTAGTATTAGTAATTTCTATGGCTCCTAATAATCTTGAAGTCTTGCTTAGTGGTACAGCAAAACCCGCTTTTCTATTTTGCATGTCTATATTTGATAACAAATGTAATCCTACACGCTGTAAAAAAGCAGTTTGCTTATCATATGAGAACAACCATTCAAGATGTCGTAGAGGAAATCTTTTTAGAGTCCCAATCAATAGATAGTATATTCAGAAATAAAGAAAGATATCTAATGTATAGATATGCCAAAACAGGATTAAATAAACTTAATTTATCTTTCGCATCAAATCTAAAAGGATTGAATGTAGATATCCCGTTTAGCTGTAAGGTGCAAAAGCCTGATGATTATTATCAGTTTGTAAGGGCTTATTTAATTAATTGTGATGGTAGGACTATTGAAATTGACAGAAACCAAAATATTCCGGAAAAAATATATCATTATCTTTTAAATTGTGATGGAACGTTACTAGAAACATGTAATGAAGATTTATTGAAAGATGAATGTATGACTTGTAATCCATCTAAGGGAAATAAATGTGATATCAATTGTTCAACATGTTGTGGAGAAGGATATTATTTACCCCCTATGATGCGTCAATTATTGGCTGATCTTAAAAAATATAAAGATTCATGGGTGAGGGTTGGTGAAGAGTTTTTTGAATTCAGTTCAGATTTGGAAGGGATGTCTGTTATAATTGAATATATAGGTAACCAATCTGGGAGTTTATCTGAATGTCAAATATTTATCGAAGAAGAAATGGCTGAGCCCCTAATGTATTTTATTAGATGGAAACTTTTAGAAAATGGGCAAGATACAATGGGGCAATCTCAGTATTATAAGACCATGTTTAAAGCTTCAAGAACTAAAGTAAGCACTAGCAGAAATGCGTTAAGTATAAATGATATTTATTCCATAATGTTAATGAGATAATCCTATGGCAAAAGTATTAAATAATTTTACAGCCGGCAAAATGGATAGTGATACTCATTATTCATTACTAGAGAATAAAGATTATGTTCGAAGTGAAAACTTACGTATTATAGGAGAAGGGGATGATGGTTCGCTTAAAAATTTAAAAGGGAGCCTTGAGGTTTCTAATTATTCTGAAAACAAACAAATGACTGTAGTGGGTCATTATGAAGGTTTAAATAATAAATCCTATTATTTTTTAGCCCAATCAAATGGGAAATCAAAGATTATTGAATATGATGTAGAAACTAAAATTTCAAGAGTTATTATTCAAGATACTACGGTATTAAGATTTGATTTAATTAGATGGGATAAAGGGCAAGTAATATTTCCGTATAAATATTTACTTAGTGTTAATCAAGTTGGGGATCTTCTTATTTTCTCCCATGAAGTATGGAGGAATGTTAGATGCATAAACCTTACAAGGGTTCAGGATTATGTTTTAGGATTTACTGAAGAAGATATTATGTTGGCTAAAAAGCCTCCATTCCAAGAGCCTAAAATATTAAGCCTTTATAATGACACAAAACTAAATGATGAATCACGAAAAAATAAATTTGTAAGTTTCGCATATAGATTTAAATATAAAGATGGAGATTACTCTTCGTTATCATTTTTTTCAAAAGTAGCATTTCAAACAAAAGATGTAAATCAATTTGCAATAAATGCAGAAAGAGAAAATCTTGCTATGGTAAATAAGACTAATGCTGTAAAGCTTTTAGTTTACTCAGGTGGGAAAGATGTTACTGATATTGAAGTTTATGCTAGAGAACATAATAGTGTTGCTACATATTTAATCTATTCATTCAATAAAGCCGATAATAATAATTATGGGAATAATATTTTACTTCCGGAGATTATTTATACATATTCAAATAACTATAAAGTGCTTCCAAATGATGAAGCAAAACTAATTTATAATAATGTTCCAACTTATCCAAAGGCACAAGATGTTGCCGGCAATAGAGTTTTCTTTGGTAATTATAAAGAAGGATATGACTTAGGATTAGCTTCTAAAATTAATATGGAACTAAGGCTTGATAATACAACGCCAGTGTTAAATAATAATGAGACAGTAGTATCCTTATATGCTTATAAAATAGGAATAGTATATTTTGACGATTATAATGTAAGTACAACAGTATTAGTTAATCAAAATCAAGAGCAAAATGAGATATTAGTTCCTTTCGATAAAAGATTTAGTGTGAATGCTATCAAGGCAAAACTAAATCATCCCCCTCCAACATGGGCTACAAAATTTAAATTTGTAGTAAACTCACAAGATTTAACATATGAAACCTTATATATTACTCTTATTAGAAAAATTGGAGTAAAAGTTTATTTATATTTATCGGGAGATAATGTGCAAAGAGTAAAAAAAGGAGATGTTTTATATCGTGTTGATGCTTTAGAAACTATTTTGAAAGAGTATAAGGTAATTGATGTAAAACAAATGGATGTTCCGGACGGAGTTTCAATTAAAGGATTATACGCTGAGATAGAAGTTGATTCTACTTTTCTTATAGAAACATATAACAATCAAAATGTTTATAAATCTCACAATAAATATTGGGCTGTAATTGATGCTGAACCCAACTCTACTAATCCTAGACGTTATGATGCTACAAGTGGCTACACCGGAACCTATGATGGTAATTTCTATAGTTCTTATGAAAATAGAGGGACTTTATATAAAAGTGATTATTCAGCAATTAGAGAAGGTGATATTATAAAGTTGTCTGTAGATTTAACATATGGGCGAGATAAAAAAGGTCGTGGAGAAGATGCAATTGAAATATCGGGAACAGTTACTATTTCAAAAGAGATGTATGCTACTCGACAATATGATAATATATATCTTTTCTTATTAGATAATTTTGATAGCCCATATGTAAAGATAGAAGAGAACGGAAATGAAATTAAAATACTAACTAATGATAAATATCCTGATTTAGTAAGAGCAACCGGTGGATGGATATATGATTGGGCAGTTAATTATGGGAATAGAGATGAAAGGGCTGTAGTAAAAGTTAGAACCGAAACAGTATTAACTAGAGGGAATAAGCCTATTATATTTCGAACTAGAGAAGAAGAAAATTTAAGCGACTTTTATTTTGAAACACCAAATACATTTTTAATACAAAATGGGCAGCATATAGGAGCTGAGCCAGATGGATATTTTAATACAGGCTTTCATAATGGTTATGTATGGGGGAATGGAGTAGAAAGTTATAAAATTAAAGATTTATTCAATGCTAAAAAATTAAAATATGATTTCAGACCAAACGCAGTTGAAATAAAAGGATACAAACAGGTTCATAGAAAGACTGATATTACTTATTCAGGAATATACAATTATGATTTAGGGATTAATAATCTTTCCGAATTTAATAATGCTTTAGTAAATTGGATTAGTTTACCAATCAATTATGGTGAAATACAAAGATTAATTTCTTTAGATGGTAATATAACTTCTTGTTTAACAAATAAATTTATTGATGTATTCTATGAAAAATCTATTATAGCAGATATGCAAGGGATAGAAACGGTAGCATTAAGCGATAAAGTTTTAGGCGGATATAAAGTATTACCTTATGAATATGGAATTTCTTATAATCCAGAAAGTGTTGTTAAATCAGGAAACGCTATAATGGCAGTAGATAAAAACAGATCGCGATTTTTATTAAAACAAGGCTTTGAAATTACAGAACTAAATGCCCCAAGAAGCGGATTTCATAAAGAAGGTGTTGAAGTTTTAGAACAATATGATTCATTTCAGGGAGTTTATGATGATGCACATGGAGAATATGTAGTAAGTTTAAATAATGAAAAATCTATTGCATTCTCATTGTTAACACAAGGCTTTGTAAATTATTATACTTATAAATCGGATTTCTTATTTAGTATGAATGGAAAGCCATTCGCTTCGTATAAAGGAATAGTTTATCAAAATGAAGTAACAGAAAGTTACAGTAATTTTGCAGGGCAAGGAACAATGAATGTAAAAGTTGTCTATGTTGTAAATCCTGAAATTGATAGTGATAAAGTATTTAAAGCTATGTTTCTACAAAGTAATACTCCATGGAATACTAAAATAAGAACAAATTATACTGAGAGCCAAATTAGTGAAAATTTATATCAAAAGAAAGAAAGTTTTTATTATACAGATTGTTTTAGAAATGTTTTAGGATATAATACATCGGTGGGCTTAGGAGTAATTCAAGAAATCAATGCTAATATTTTAAAATTTAGTAGATCATTTGATAATGATATTAGTGTAGGAGATTTTTTAATGGTGCAAAATTCAAATATTGAGTATGAAATTTTAAATATTGATAAAGATTCATTAACTTTATCAAATGTTATAGGATTGTCAATCGATCAATATGCGTTTGCTATTAAAAAATACGTAGGTGGATATAGGCCAGATGGCGATCCAATAAGAGGTAAGTGGATGGAAATTACTTTAGAAAAAATGACAAGTGAATCTATCTATATTACATCTGCTTCAACAGAAATAATTAAATCTTTTCTATAAATAATAGTTTAACATATCTTTTTACTATATTTGTTATATAAAATATACAATACTATGATTTTAAAAGAAGAATTACAACACAATGTTAGTTTATTTCATAATGAAAGACTTGAACTAATTGAAAAACGAATTAAAGGCGCCTCCAAATATGGATATTCAGATGCAGAATTTTCACCAAGATTTTATGATGACTCTGTTATAGAACACTTTAAAAATGAAGGTCTTATAGTTGAATTAAGATATACATATTTAGATCCTGATAAGTTGAAAAGTTTTATTTTAAAATGGTAAATAAATTAAAAGAAAACTTCGAAAATTCTTGTAATGACTATATCAAATATTTTAGCGAAAAACAAGAAATAGAATATGACTTAGATGATTGGATAGGAAGAGAAATAGGCACTACTATTAGTTTTATTGGAGGGCAATATTTTTTTAACATCCATGATATAGTTTTAGATGTGAATTCAAAATGCCCTAAAGGATTAATATTTCAATGGCATGATGATACTATGAGCTATAATCTAAGTAATAAAGAAAAAAATTATATGAGTTATCAATCATATATAATGGGTTTAAGATACAAACAAACAAAATAAAGCTATGGCAGAATTAAATATAACTTTTGAAAAATATGTAGAAGATTTTAGAATCTTTTTAGTATTTCATGGATGGACAGTAAAACAAGCTTACGATTTTGATAAAAAACATATTGTAAAATATTTTGAAGAGAATCAAGACTTTGAGTATATATACAATAATCTATTTAGGTTAAAACCATATATATATAGCTTGTCTCCTGTTATTAATAAACAATCTCGAAGTATGACTAACGAAGAACTAAGGAAAGAGTTAGAATCACGTGGTTTTTGGCTTAGATCATGGGGAACAGAAAAATTAGATTATTGTCTAATGGTATCTGTAGATCCTCCTTCTGAACCAATTTATTTTAATTATGATCCAAATTGGTTTAAAGTAATAAGAGCAAGTTGTAGAAGTTTTTAAATATAAAAGATCAAAAAATTATGCAAGAATCAAAAAATATTACAAATGAACAAATCTATAATTTTATAATGGATTTAGTATCTATGGTTCCAGATGAAACTACCTGGTCTAATGATATGAAAAAAAGATTTGAAACGATAACAGAATTTTTAAATTCATACATTAATGAAAAACCTGCTGAAAAAGATTGGCAAAAAGACTCTTTTGATACATATTTTACAAATTTTAAAATGCTACTAGTGGGAAGATATAATTGGCTTGTAGAAGATGCAAACAGATTCGATATAAAATTACTAAAACCTCTTTTTGAAGCAAAGGTTATAGAGTGGGATATTCATTATGAATTGTTTGGATATGATGACACTTATTTTCATAGACATAAGGATTATAAAAAAGGGGAGTAAACAATAAAGATAATATGGGAGGAGACGCTTAAAATATGTACGACAAATTCAGAACTATATTACCCGAAGATATTACTAAAGCCAATGACTGGTTAGAGTATCAGGGGATGAATAGAATTCCGGAAGATATGTATCCTGAAACCGGTATTATAATGCAGGATGAATATAGTGGAGAAGGAATATATGTGGGATTTTTATGGATGACAAATAGTAAATTGGCACAAGTAGGATTTATCGCGAGAAATACACAATATAAAAAGACAAATAGAAGGGAGCAAAGCCTTAAAATATTTGTAAATCAACTACTTTTGTATGCAAAGGATTTAGGTTATAGTTATATTGCTACATGGGCACAGGATATAAATCTTGTGAATTGTTTTAAAGAGATCGGATTTACCGAAGCTAGTAACCGAACCTCAGAATTAATTGCAAAAATAGAATAATATGCCAATAGCATTAGCAGCAGTTGCAGTAGTAGGATTAGGCTTAAGTGTTTACCAAACTGTAGATGCTAAAAAGAAACAAAAAGAAGCTGAAAAAGCAGCAGCCGAATACGAAAGACAACAATTGAAGAATCCATATGAAGATCTTCAAGTTTCTACTTTGGGAGCTGATCTACAACAGCAAAATTTGAATAATCAAGTAGCTACAGCAACGGATGCTTTACGAGCAGGAGGAGCGCGAGCTATTATTGGTGGATTGCCTACTCTATACGATAATGTAATTCAGGCCAATAACCAGATTGCGGCAGGGCTAGATTCACAGTTTAATCAAAACCAACAATTATCTGCACAAGGAAATGCTATGGTTCAAGGAATGACAGAACAGAGAGAACGCGATGATTTATTAGGAATTGGGAATGCTATAAATAATGCACAACAAGAATATAACCAAGGGCTGAGTAATACCGTAAAGAGTATTGCGAATGTAGCTAGTGCCGCTTCTACAATTCCAACATCTAGTACTAGTTCAGTTAATAATACAAATGCAAATTCAAATCAGTTTGGAAATGCCTTCAAATTTAATACAACTCTAATAAATTCTGGAACTCAACCACAAAATGCGATACAAGCTAATTTATATAATCAAAATGATTTAAATCAATATAATTCATATTTGTATGGCACTAGAAGAGGATTTTAATTATGGCAAATCTACCTAAAGGCAATTCAATAGCATTACAAGCATTACGACCTTCTGAATTTAAGGTCGCTGACTTTATTGATGATAAAATAACTAATTACATAAAAGATGGTAGGGCGGCCGAAGCTGCAAGAATAAAACGACTACAAGACGAAGGTAAACAGTTGATGGATATTAATAAAGATATTAAAATCACATCCATTACTAGCATTCCTCCAGTTCAGAAAGCAATTAATATTTTAACTAAAGACACTATGGAT